GTGCTTGTGCTTGTGCTTGTGCTTGTGCTTGTGCTTGTGCTTGTGCTTGTGCTTGTGCTTGTGCTTGTGCTTGTGCTTGTGCTTGTGCTTGTGCTTGTAACTTGTCGGCTTGTAACTTGTCGGCTTGTTTTTTACGATCTGCTTCAAGTGATTTATTGTATGCAAGATCTTGTTCATGTCTAATATTAAATTCAGGTGTTACTTGTGCTTGCGCTTGTGCTTGTGATTGAATTTCTCTGTCGTATTGTTCTTGTAATTTTAGTGCCATTTTAAAATCAACATCTTCTTCTGGAGTTAATTGTGGTGGAGCTGGTGGAATTGGAGAAGTGTAGCCTCGCTGGCGTTTTTTTATTATTTTTCTGGGAGGCATACTTGTATTTGTACTTTAAATTTTTTCATTTCATTTTTATTATGTCAAAATTAATTCCCTTTTTTGGATTAACTAAAATAGATTGAATTCCATTATTAGTACAATCTGTAAAATTACTTACAAGGTCATCAAAAAATATTGTTCTTGATTTAGAGTCCGCGCTAACTAATTTTTCTAATATCTCATTTATCATATTAGATTTTTTTCTAGGATATTCTCCTATAATATAATCAAAATAGTCAAAAATGCCAATTTTATTTAATCTATAATATGGATATGAATTATGAGATGCTATGGCTAATTTTTTATTATTATTTTTTAATTGAGTTAAAAAATTCTTTAATTTTGCTTCATATTCTATTTTATATTCTTTAGTAACATAATCAAGATACAATGTATTATCTAAATCGAATACATATAAATCATACGAATTTATATTAATTAGGTCTGTTCCAAGCCAAATCCTGTATTCATCTGTAATTTCAATTTTAGTTATAGGCGGTGTATTTAACCTTTCACTCCATGGAATAAAGAGTTCATTGTCAGTTTCAGTTTCAAATTCGTAATCAAAATACATCTTGTGGTAGTTGTATTTTATTTTAATTTGATTCATATTTTATTTTTCCTATTTCCTAATTGTATTGTAATTTTCTATAAAATATTTAATAGTTTCTTTTAAAGCAATATCTAATAATGTAAATTTAAAATCAGGTATATACTCTAAAAGTTCAGAAGAATCAGTTGTTTTATTATGTTGTCCATTTGAAAATGATGTATCATATACAATTTCACCATTGAAATCAAATTCTTTAATTATTTTATTTACTAATTCTTTAATACTAATTTCATTATCCATACTTGGACTACATATTAGTTGATTAAATTTATTGGGTAATTCGCAATTAATAAAGTGTACAATTATTTTACTTAAATCACTTGCGTATAAAAATGTTCTTAAGGCAGTACCATCACCTTTAATTATTAATGGAGTATTGTCTTTTTTAGCATTATAACATTTATGTATAAGCCCAGGAATTACATGGCTGTTTTCTAAATTGAAATTATCTTCAAACCCCATAAGATTAGTTGGAATAATATTGACTATCTCTATTCCAGTTTCTTTTGAAAGTAATTTAGAACCAATATCAAGGATTCTTTTACTATAAGAGTAACCTTCATTACTAGAGTCAGGTGGCTTATTGTACATTTGATCTGATGTTAAAGGATACTTGAGATCATTCCCAAAAACACAAGTACTGAGTATATTAATAAGTCGTTTTACTTTATATTTTCTACAAGCATCAACTATATTCATATTTATTTTAAGATTATCACTTAACATAGTATAATTGCTATTAAGATTCATGTACAACCCACCAACAGCAGCTGCCAAGTGTATTACAGTGCCAGGTTCAAAATTTTTAAATATAGTGTCTACGTGATGTTCATTGCGCAGGTCCCATGCTTGAGTTTTTCTATCTAAAAAGTACCAGATATCATCCCCAATTCTAAATGTATTTCCACCAACACTGTTATTTATATTTAAAACGTCCTTAATTGCGGAACCCACTAAACCATTTCCGCCTGTAACTAGTATCTTCATTGTTTATTTTAAAATTTTAGTTTTAAATAAAATTAAATTTTTTAATTGTATGATTTGATAAAATAATTATTTTATTAGTATATTATAAGTAATGGAATTATTCCAATTAATTATACTTTTTGTAATATTAATATTTTTATATAACATTATCCCATATGATGACACTATTCAATATGAGAACTTTGAACAATCTCATTGTACCTTAATTGGAGTCAATGCTCCACGCCCGCCTCCCTCAGAATTTGATATAGACATTTCTGATCTAGAGTATCTAATTAATGAAAATGTAATAGTTGAGACGGATCCTGTTCTTAGTCGTTTTAATAATGAAAAAAATGCACGGGGTTACAAAGACATAATTAATATTATTGAACCGGTACAACCGCTACAGCCACAACGACTAGTTCCACTTAGACAGTTTGAATTTAATCCATTAATTAACATGGATACTCAAAATGTACATGATACAACTATACAAAAGATTACTAAAAATAAATACACTGATCTAAAGACGATGAGCTCACATTCCAATGGACAAGGTGTCTTTACCCCTAACGCGCTTGATAGTTATATTAATAATTCAGATTTATCAAAAGAAAAGAAACAAACACTTTTAAAGACTGTAGGAAAAATTAAAAATAGAAATTCTAATTTAACTAATTTTGACGGTGATACTGAATTTAATATATTAATTAATACATGGAATAATTCTAATAATACTGTAAAAGATCAAATATTAAATGAATTATTAGACTGTACTTCGGGTACACATTTTGGTGATAATCTGTATTGTCCAACAGGTGTTGCAACAAGAATTGTAAATGCATCTTTTATAGAAGATCCTGAATCTATGCCAAAAACAAAAGAAATGATTAATGAAGAAATGATGAATAGTGCATCAGTAATAAGAACACAATTAGAACAAGATCCAAAATATCAGCAACTTTCTGACACAGAAGCAAATAATAAATTAAAAAATACAATATTGGAAAAATATAATACTGATTACAAGGACATTTTTACGAAAGATCAAATTACTGATATGACAAAAGATTGGATAGACGCACTTTTTTAAAAAAAGTGCTATCAAAAACTTAAACAATTTAGGTGATAACCCTATTTTTGACAACACTTTTTTAAAAAGTGTTCGTTAAATTTTGTAAAAAAATATATATATTTAATGTATAATACATGTATCCAAAAATCACATTATATGGAAATAAATTTGCTACTTGCACTCAGCGTTTACTTATTCTTTTAGAAGAATTAGAGTTAAAATACGAGTTTAAAAATGTTGATTTAAAATCGGGTGAACAAAAATCTGTAGGATTTAGAAAAATGAATCCATTTGGTAAAATCCCAGCAATGAAATATCAAGAATCAGAAGATTCAGAAGAAAAAATATTATTTGAATCTCGTAGTATTTTAAGATACCTATCTAATAAATACTCTGATACAGTTGATTTATATCCTAATGTTAACACTGATATATGGTTAGAAGCTGAATCTCAAAATTACAATCCTTCTATTAGTAAACTTGTATATGAACTTGTATTTAAAAAACTAGCAGATGTCGAAGCCAAGCCTGACCAAGAAGTTGTATCTAAATGCAAAGATGAATTAGAAAAAGTACTTGATATTTATAACGATCGTCTAAAATATTCAAAATATATAGCTGGTAATACTTTTACTATAGCAGATATTAGTCACATTCCTTATACAAATTATTTAATTAAATCTTCACCTGAAATGAAAGAATTATTTAAAAGTAAAAGACATGTATATCATTGGTGGAAAAAAATTAGTTTACGTCCAAGTGTAGCAATGACACTTTTATAGGCCTTTTGGACATTATTTTTAAATAATTTCATTATTTAAAAATTTAGGCCTCCCCAAAACGGGTTACCACCAAATTGGTATATTGTAATTTAGGTGGTAACCCGTTTTGACTTACACTTTTTCAAAAGTGCTCGATTAAAAATGAAATTTAATTTAACAAGTTATTTAAATTAAATTACTAAGAATGGAAAAAATAGAGTATAATTATGACTTTCATAGATATTATTCTTTAAAAGTTTCTAAAGATAAATACATTGGGAGTGGATTATCAGGTATAATTAATCAAGGTAATTCGTGTTTTATAAATAGCATTTTACAATGTTTAAGTAATACAATGTCTTTGACAGATTACATTTTATCAAATAAAATTAAAGAAGATATACCAAAAAGATCAGATGATCCAAAAAGATATGTACTTGCTAGTTATATACAATTAATACAACAATTATGGAATGAAAATCAAATAATTAGGCCTAAAAGTTTTTTAGAAAATTTCTCAATTATTCATAAAAAATATTTTAGCATGGAACAACAAGATGCTCATGAATGCTTATTGTATTTACTTGATATTCTTCATATTACAACAAGTTATCCAATTGAAGTCGAGATAAAGGGTGATCCTCAAACAGAAACAGACACGCTTATGAAAATGTCTTTAGAAACATGGAAATCATTCTATGAAAATAGTTATAGTTATATTATTGAATTATTTAATGGCAGTACAATTAATAGAATAAAATGTTCTAGTTGTGGTAAAACTGACATAAAATTTGAATCTTATAATACTTTAAATTTAGATATTGCATCAAAAAATAATATTTATGAATGTTTAGATAATTATTTTAATAATGAAGTTGTAGATAATTGGCATTGTGAAAAATGTAAAATTACATCTCAATGTAATAAAACATGTAAAGCCTGGACGTTTCCTGATTACGTAATTATAAATTTAAAAAGAGGTACGCATGTTAAAGACACTCATTTAGTTGACTATCCATTAAAAGACTTAAATCTCACTAGATATACAGAACAAACAAAAATAAATTATATTTATGATTTATATGCCGTGTGTAATCACTCTGGTAATTTAAATGGCGGTCATTACTATGCATCTTGTAAAAATATGGATGAAAATTGGTATGAATTTAATGACGCTAATGTAAGTAAATTCAATAATACATTTAATTTAGTTACCTCAGATGCAACAATATTATTTTATCAACGTAAAAAAATTTATAAAAAAGAACCATTGCTCATCTAGCCTTTTGAACATTATTTTTAAATAATTTCATTATTTAAAAATTTTAGGCTTAACTTGCTGAAGACGAGCTTCTTTGTCAAAACGAGTTTCAACTCGTAAGACTCAGCTCGTCAAAGTACCCAAAACTAGGTTAGCCACCAAAATTTTATTTTTTTAACTTGGCTTTGACTTGGTGATGAGTCTTTTTTAAAAGGCAAACATAGGTAATGTAGATCCAATTAAGCTGGTAGCGCTTAATATAGTAGGTACAGCTTGAAATCGTTTAGCAAATAATTCTAATTCTTCTGATGGAGTTAATTTAACTGCACTAATGGATCTTTCATGATAATAAGCATAAGTCATTATTAATAGTATGTATCCAACAATTATTATTCTATAATCAATACCTTTTTTATGAAGATAATAACCTACTACAGCTGCTCCAATACATATTAATACAACATTTTGAAATGATAGGCCTAGTATATCTTGCGAGGGTGACATGACACCATCTGGAACTTTAACAACTGGCGCTTGTGTACCGTCATATACTATAGGTATTGATATAGTAGAACTTGGTATTGTTATAGTTATTGACGTAGGGACTCCTGCCTCATTTTTAATTTTTGCCGAAAATGTTGTTGACATAATTACCTTACATTAACTCAATAAAATAATGTTTTTAGAATTAAATTGAATTTAAAAAGTTTTAAAAGATATATTGCATTCGATTTAAAAATAAAATTATTTTATTTATAAATATTATTATGAAACAATGTAAAGAAATTAATTGTATAATAGTACCAAATTTCAATTTTCAAGACAAAAAAAAAGGATTATATTGTTTACAACATAAAAAAGAAAATATGGTTAATGTTATGAGTAAAAAATGTTTAGAAAATAATTGTAATAGACAACCTATGTTTAATTTTTTAAATGAAAAAATAGGTATTTATTGCTCTAAACATAAAAAAGAAAAAATGATTAACATTGGTTCAAAAAAATGCTTAGAAAATAATTGTAATAAAATTCCTTGTTTTAATTTACCAGGTAAAAATTTAAGAATATATTGTAAAGATCATAAAAAAGTAAACATGATTAATGTTAGTTCAAAAAAATGTATAGAAGGAAATTGTAATAAAAAACCTAGTTTTAATATATCAACTAAAAAATCTGGTTTATATTGTAAAGATCACAAAAAAGAAGAAATGATAAATGTTGTAGATAAAAGATGTAAAGAATGTTTATCAATTAATCCAGTATTTAATTTTATTAATAAAAAAGGTGGTATATACTGTTTTAAACATAAAAAAGATAATATGATTAATGTAAAAACTAAAAAATGTTTAGAAAAAGATTGTATAAAACACGCTGCTTATAATTTAAAAGATTTTAAAAATGGGTTATTTTGTAAAGAACATAAGAAAGAAAATATGATTAATGTTAAAGATAAAAGATGTAAAGAATGTAATGATATTTTTATTACAGGAACAAAATTTAAAGGATATTGTTGTAGATGTTTTATTAATAAATTTCCTAATCAACAAATTTCTAAAAATTATAAAATTAAAGAAAATCATATGATTGATTTTATTAAAGAACAATTTAAAAATGAGATTATGATTTTTGATAAAACAGTAGGTGGATGTTCATTAAGACACCCTGATTGTTACATTGATAAATTTACACATATTTTAATTATAGAATGTGACGAAAATCAACATCATACTAAAGATTATTCAAATTGTGATACAAAAAGAACAATGGAATTATTTCAAGATTTTAATTATAGACCTATTGTATTTATAAGATTTAATCCAGATTCTTATATAAATAATAGTATAAAAATATTATCTAGTTTTAAAAATCACAAAGGATTAGATATACCTGTAATAAGATGTAAAAAAGAATGGAATAATCGTTTAATTATTTTAAAAAATAATATTAATAAATGGTTAAATGAAATACCCAATAAAGAATTAACATATGAATATTTATTTTACGATAATTAAAATTGAAAATTATTTTAAATTAATTTAAATAAAAAGTATGTATCTTGCACTAGACTGTGAAACAACCGGTATTGACCATACGGTTAACAATCTATTAACTGCTTATTTTATGGTACTTGACTCTGATTTAAATGTAATTGATACATTTGATTTAAAATTAAAACACAATTTGTATAATATTACAGTAAAAGCTTTAGAAATTAATAAAATAGATATTATCAAGCACGACGCTGAATCTATATCAGTTATAGATGCTAAAATTAAATTTAAAGAATTTCTTTTAAAAAATAAAGGACCATATAGATATACACCAATTGGACACAATTTACAATACGATAAAAATTTTGTACTAGCAAGTGGTATTATTACTGAACAAGAATATTCTGAATATATATCTGTATGTACAATTGATACTATGATAGTTGCTAATTTCTTAAAATTAACAGGTGATATACCTAGTAATAAAGCATTAAATTTAACATCGTTATGTAAATATTATAATATAGACTCTGAAAACGCGCATGATTGCGAATCAGATATAAAAATGACTGTTGAATTATTAAAATGTATGCGGGGGTCTCGACAAGAAAATAACACCAGTAATTCTATTAAAAAAAGAAAATTAAATTAAACTTTTGGGTACCTCGCTGAAGACGAGCTTCAGCTCGGCAATACGTAAGCCTTTTTAACTTTTTTTTTTGATACTTAATTTTAATTAGCTAATTAAAATCTTCACTTTTTTTAAAAGTTTAAAGTTATTTAAAAATAATAATAATTACTTTATTATTAATGGAAAGAGCCAGATTAGAATTTATAAATAACAACATACATAAATTATTTAATTCAGAAATTAGTAGTACTTCTATCCTTACATTTATGCCTAATACTAAATTAGATTTTGAAAGTACATGTATATTAAATGAAATTACTAGTTTGATTGGTGTATGGAATCTCAGATTAGTAGTTCAACGAGATCCAGACGAGTATTGTAGTTTATTTATAGAATATATGGAACTAGAAACATTAAAGCATATTATAAATACAAAATGCTTAGAATATTATAAAAGTAAATTGGTATCAACATTTTACATAATTGATGGTAATTTTGATGTATTTAAAGAATCATTTTACAATTATTTAAATAATTATGTGGAATTTAATTTAAATGCATTTAAATTGGCTTGAATCAAACTTTAGATTTTACTGGATTTGTATTTTTATTATAAAAAACAGGACGATTAGCACGAATATCTTCATATAAATTATTAGTACATGCTTCTTGATCCTCATGGCATGTTTTAGGTGATAGGTATAGCCATTTTGCAAAATCATGTTTGGGATCATTAGGAATTGTAGTCCAAGGCATAGTATAAAAATTTCGTTGAGAATTTAATTTACCAAAAATATCAGTTACATCTTTATATAAATTATTATTAAAATCTGCATCAATTTGTTTTTTAATTTTAGGATCATTGATATCACAAGCGGGTTGTCTATCTACAATTTTATTATTATCATCTATATTTAGGTAATCTTTCATTGTAGAATTCATAAATGGATTATCAACAGTCGGTCTTATACAACTATCTTCAATTGAAGGTTTAATTTGTCTTGAATTACTATCAACTGTATCCGATATATATCCCCAGTTACCATTTTTTTGAGCATTCCATTTGGCATCAGTTTTGTCTTCAGTTACTACAGCTGGTTCAGATTCGCCTTCGAAATTTTCATTTCCGCTTGTTAGAGAAACTGGTGAATTTACAGGATGATTATTATATACTACGTATGTTAGACCTAAAACAAATAAAAATATTGCAAGATATTTTATATCAGAATAATACATCCAAAGAGCTATACTTGCATACAAAGATAATCTCACAATTGAATTAAGACGAGCTTCATTTTTTTGGTTTTTTGATGGAAAAAAATCTGTAATACGATCTTTTCTTATTAATATTGAAGGATCTTGGATCCACATTTTATCTACTAAAGTTTTTTTAGATTGAATAAACTTAACAGTGTCTTGAACGCTGACGCTTTCTGCGTCAAGTATATCTTTAACATTCATTCTATAATATTATATGAAAATAAAAAAGAATTTAATTAAATTAATTAATTAAATTTAAACAACAGACTAGTACACATTGATAAGATCATCTGTATCTTTTAATGGACTTAGAATACCAAGGTATCTTAATATAGAAAGTATATAAGAATACATTGAAGTTTCTTTAGTTAATAGTAAATAAAGTATACGATCTTTTTTATTATAATTTTTTGCATAAATATCTTTGAATGTTTCTGAACTTTTTAATAATGTTCCATTTTCTAATCCTAAAATTAATTTAATATGAGTATTTGGAGTTTTACCATTAGTAACTGATGTAATATAAAACAATTTATTAATTTTTGTTAATAAATCTGATACAGTTGCATCAGGATCTACGGAAAACTCTTTACCATATTTGGGAGCTCCTCCTTTATGACGAGGTTCATTGTCCTTTGATTCTGAACATGAACCTAATGCTATACTTAATTTGGTATCAACTGAATCTACAACAATTGGCAGTTTATTTTTTTCAGCAATAAATCTTTTTTGAAAATCAACTGTTTTTCTGTAATTTACAAACTCTTGACCAATAATACTACTAACAAGATAACTCATTTACTATTACTATCTATTATTTTAATTTTTTAAATTTAACGCCTCCTTAAATAAATCCAATTACATTATCATCTTTATCAGTTATTATTTGTAATCCGCGATATGGAGTTTCAGGTTCAGGTTCTGTAATTTCAGGTTCAGGTTCTGTAATTTCAGTTTCGGGTTCAGTAGCTTCAGGTTCAGATTCGGTAGTAGCTTCAGGTTCAGTTTCAAGTTCAGTAGCTTCAGGTTCAGTTTCAAGTTCAGTAGCTTCAGGTTCAGATTCGGTAGTAGTTTCAAGTTCAGATTCGGTAGCTTCTGGTTCAGGCTCGGTAGTAGATTCAGCTTCAGTAGTATTATTATATTCATTTACTATTTCTGATAAGCTAATGTTGTCACCTTTAACTGGTATAAAATCGTTTTTTACAGGATTATATACTATATTAATAGAATCTGATATAGGTTCGCTGTCTTTGACGTGTTGTTCAATCATTTCTTGAGTATTAGGTGAAATAACTTGACTATCATCTAATTTGCTTAGTAAAACGTTTGAATCTGTATCTGAAGCAGTTTGTACTATAACGTCATTTGGTTTTAATTCGATTTCTTTATTTAATTTAAATAATGTACCATCTTTTGTAATATAACCAGATGCAACGCCTGTACCAGGGTTTTTTTCAATAAATGCTCTAAGATTTTGTAGTTTTGGGTATGCATTTGAATTAAAAGTGTATGTTGCAGGTATACTAGTGTAACTTGAACTTAGATATATATTAGGATAACGCTTTAGTAAACTTAACATACATCGACGAGCAGTTGTATTATTATATAGACAGTGATCTGGTTCTAATTTAAATCGGCGTTGTTTTAATTTTTGATATATTTTACCAGATGAATTTATAACACGATCTGTAAGTGGATTTATATAATACATATTAATTATAGTATATAAATAAAATTTACAAAAAAATAGTCGTAAAATTTTTAATTTAAAAATAATAGTTATATTAATAAATATGGAACAAGAAATTATATTACTTAAACAAGAAATACAAAATTTAAAAGAACAGTTAAAAAAATATACTAATCGTCCTAGTAAAAATAAAAATTATTATGAAAGACATAAAGAAGAAATACTTGAAAAACAACGTATTAAATATAATCTATCAAAAAATAAAACTGAAAAATAGTGCGTTTTATTTAAAATTTTAATTTATTAAGACATCTTAAGGAATGAATATTGAAATACCATTGTATAATAAAAATAAAGAATTTATAGCCAATGCGATTATATCAAAAGAAGATGAAGAATTAGTATCAAAATATTCTTTATGTGCTGTAGTTAGAGATAATACTACTTATGTTAGAATTTTTGTAGGTAATAAAAATATATCATTACATAATTTTTTAATGAAAAATACAGATGATAATTTAGTAGTTGATCATATAGATAATAATGGTTTAAATAATACAAGAGATAATTTAAGAATTACTACTAAAACTGTAAATTCACATAATCGTAAAAAGAAAGCTAACACAAGTAGTAAGTATATAGGTGTTCATTTTTCAAAGACGCAAAAAATGTGGATATCTTCAATACGCGCCAATGGATCAAAAGATATTTTAGGAACATTTGATAATGAATTAGAAGCTGCTAAATTATATGATATAGCAAGTTTACAAATTCATAAAAGAAATGCTAATAATAATAATTTGCTTTCCAAAGACGAAATTGAAAAAGTTATAAATAAAGATTATATAAAATCAATACCAAAAGAAAGAGAATTACCAAAATATATTTATAAATATAAAAATAAATTTCAAGTATGCGTACAATTAAAAAATAAAATTGTATCACGTGTTGAAAATACATTAGAAGAAGCAAATATTACATTAATTGAAATATTAAAAATAAGAGATCAAGAAATAAAAGAAGAAGATGAAAGAAAAATGTCATTACCTATAGAAAAATTAAATAATATACCTTTTATTATGTTTAAGAAACAATATAATTTTTATGTAGCATTTGTTGATGAAGATATGTGGCATATTATAAATAATATGAAATGGCATTTAAGTACAGATGAATATATTCAAACAACAATTAATAATACTTCTATTAAAATGCATACATTTATTTATAATTATAAATTTGATAAAACTGGTACATTAAAGAATCCAATTGATCATAAAAATGGAAATAAAATGGATAATAGAATATCAAATTTACATATTATATCTGCTTCTCATAATGCACAAAATAGAATAGCGTCTAAAAATTCTACAAGTAGATATTTAGGAGTTTATAAAAAAAATAATAAATGGACATCTGAAATAAAAAAAGATTGTAAAAAATATAATTTAGGTTCATTTATTATAGAAAATGAAGCTGCAGAAGCATATAATAAAAAAGCATTAGAATTATATGGACCTGATGCATTTTTGAATAAAATAAATTAAAATGAATTTTAAATATTTATTATAAATATTATAATGAATAAGAAACCAAGGGATTTAAATTGGTATCAAAAACAAGTTAAAAAATTAATTGAGATTAATAAAAATGCACCTCCACAAAAATCAGATTTGTGGTATGAAATGCGAAATACTCGTATAACAGCATCAAGTGCAAGTAGTTGTTTACCTAAGATAGAAGAAATATGCAGTGCGTATGAAAAATTATTTAATGTAAAAATAAAATATAATCCTAATCAATATTTTAATAGTTATGAAACTAGAGAAGATTTTATTATTAATAAATGTAAGTCATTTTATGGTGAAGATTTATTTAAAGACAATATTTATACATTACATGGTAAAAAATTTGAAGAAATATCAACTAGACTTTATAGAAAATTATATAATGTTCCTGTTTTGGAATTTGGATTATTACCACATTCAAGATTATCTTGGTTAGCTATGAGCCCGGATGGGATCACTCCAGATGGTATAATGCTTGAAATTAAAAATCCTAATAAAATGTATACAATTCCATCTATGACATATTTTACACAAACTCAAATTCAAATGGAAACAGCAAATTTAGACGAATGTGATTTTTTAGTATGTGATGTTAAAAATATAAATACCGAACAAGAATATATTGATTATATATTAGATGAATCGCCTAATTTAAATGTACCAGGACAGCCAATTGGTTTAAATTGTAAACAATATAAGGGTATTCTTTTAAATAAAGTTGAAGAAGCTGATAATAGTACAACTAAATATATATATCCACCTGAAAATCTAGATACAATAACTGATTTTTTAAATTGGAAAAATAATACAATTTTAGAATACCAACAAAATGGTATAGAAGTAATTCCTAATTATTATATAATTCAAGAATGGTCAATTATTAGAATAAATAGAGATCGTGAATGGTTTAACATTATTAAACCATATCTTAAAAATACTATAGATCTTATAAAAGAATTACAATCAGATCCTAAAAAATTTCAAGATTATCGTGAATCAATACATAAAATTAATAGTAAAGATTATTATGAAATGTATAATAATACAATATGTTTAATTGAACATGATTCTGAATATGAAGAGTATTATGAATCAGATAACGACGAAATAATGTCACATATTGACAAAGAAAGCGAGCAAGGAATTGAAATTGATACTCTTAATTTATGCTTAATATCCGAATCATAAATATTTAAATTATGAGGCGGTGACAGCCTCTTCGTCTTTTTTTTTAAAATGCTTGCACGCGTATACTTTTTAATTTTTATTTAAACATAAAATTATATAAGAATTAAATGTCAGAAACTACTCAAGAAATTACTCAAGAAATGAAATCATTTAAAATGGAATCTTCTCAACTGACTTTAGACAATTTAACTGAACGTGTAAAGTCTGTCCAAGATTTATATGATTCTGCTCAAAATGATTTTTTAACACAAGGTCAAATGTCAGTTGAAATTAATAAAAAATATGAAAAAACTTTACAAAATGCTACTAAAATAATAAAATTTATTGATTCACTTAATCCATTCCAAGTACAACGAATAAAAGATCAAGTTAAAGTTGTCTATTATATTAATGCTGAAATTTTAATAAGAATTGTAGGTATGCATATGAATAGAAGTGCTTTTACAGATCAAGAAAAAAATATTTTATATACTGCTATTTCTCATCTACAAAAATGTCTTAATGCAGAACCATTTAATGCACGTGCTAAAGAATTATATAAAGTTGTATTTATATATCTTACTATTTTTAATTCCAATGCAAAAGAAAATATAGAATTACTCCGAAATGTATTAAAAGTAGATCCTTCTGATTATCAATTACAATACAATCTAGGATTTATGTATCATCGTGCAAATAATCTTGAAGAGTCACTTAGTCATTACAAGCTAGCTTTAGGGATTATTGATTTACATTTACAAAATCAAAATGTAAGTAATTCAGATTTAAAAACTGCTTTAATTCAATTTAAAGTAAAATGTCTAAATGGTTTAGGAGCTATTTATTTTGCAATTCAAGATCGAGATCTTGCTAATTATTTCTTTTTCAAGGGATTAGAAATAGCACCTGATGATCCTGACCTTAATAATCAAGTGGGAGTTGTATTTACAGAATTAAGAATTACAGATAAAGCAATTGAACATTACAATCGTGGTATTCAAAATGCTGAAAAAGCTCATATTAGTACTGATATTGATATGTTAAAAGCAAGCATGCATATGAACATGGGGTTAGCATATTGTTATGAAATTAATTACCCAAAAGCGATTGAATGTTACAATATGGCTCTTAAATATAAACCAAGATTAAGTCTTGCGTATCAAAATAAATTACTAGATATGAATTACATTAGTCATTTAATTGAAGATCCAATGTACATAAGTAATCTTCACAAAAATATTAATAAAATTTACCCTTATGTTGAAAATGACTATCGTGTGTCTCTTCCAAATTACAAGAAAAAAGATGACTCTGAAAAACTTAATATTGGGTTTGTATCAGGTGATTTTATTTGTCATCCAGTAAGCTATTTCTTGAATAGCATCTTTAAAAATATAGATTACGACAAATTTAATGTACATTGTTATTCTCTGAAAGTAGTAAATATTTCAGATTCATTCCCTAAATGTAAATTTACACTCGTAAAAGGTACTAGTCCGGAAGAACTTAAAAAAATAATAGAAAATGACAACATTGATATATTATTTGATATGAGTTCTCAAACTGGTGACAACCGATTAGATACATTTGTATTGAAACCAGCTCCAATTCAAATTAGTTATTGTGGGTATCCTAATACATCTGGTCTAAGCAATATGGATTATCATATAGTTGATCATTTTACTGATAGTGATGGAGTTACTCCTGGTCCAGGTGGTGTAGTAAGACCAAGTACTCAAAAATACTATTCTGAAAAATTACTATTTATGAAACATTCTTTCTTAAATTACACTAGTTCTTTAGGTGATCGTATAGAAAATCTTCCTATATTAATAGATACTCAACCGGCTACTAAAAATGGATATCTTACAGTTGGATCATTTAATCGTTACAACAAAATTAATGATGATGTTATACGTGTATGGGAAAAAATGTTAGAAGAATGTCCAAATGTACAATTTATTATTAAAACTAAAGAATTTTTAACAGAAAAACTTAAAGAGCAATTTTTAGCAACATGGAAAAACAAAAGTTTACTTGATAGAATTAAAATTATTGACTATAGCGACACATACGATGTTCATCTTTTAGACTACAACCTTATGGATATATCTCTTGACTCATTCCCTTATTCTGGTACAACAACCAGCTGCGAGGCCCTTTTAATGGGTGTACCAGTTCTTACATTATTTGATAACAAAAACCAATTTCACTCTTGTAACGTATCTTCAAGTTTAATGATTAACAGTGGTCTTCCAGAATATGTAACTTTTTCAGAAGATGAATACATTAATAAAATTAGATATTATAGTACACATTTAGATGAACTAAAAGATCTTAAAAAAACAGTAAGAGACAAATTTATGAATGGTCATGTGTGTGATTATTTAGGATTTGTTAAAGAATTTGAAGAAATGTTAACAAGTACATATAAAATTCATAAATGGTAAATTATTAATTAAAATATTTAAAGCCCTTTTGATAAAACTTTTTTTACCTTAATTTTAAAAATTTAAAATATTGAGTTTAAGTTAATATGAGTCAAGTACAAGAAAAAAACGAGAGAAGCCGAGATTTCTTTCAAGTATATCCATTTGATGTAATTGAAGTTTTTATCGCAATAACTATAATACAAGCAATATTAGATAAACCTATTAATTTTACACACGTTTTAAAAAGTAGTTTAATAATAGGGGTTTTAATATTTATAGCTACAAGTATAAGTAAAGATTTTCGTAACAATATTAAAAGTGGTATACAATTTTCACTTGGTGGCTTTATGATGAATCAATTTACTGGCGTTAGTATCTAATCGTCGTAAGGGCGCGAAAGCCCTATGGCCAATTTAATAGATTGATCTGTGGTACTTTTAATTCTATAAACTTAGGAGGATAATCTCTAGGCCATACTTTTTCAAAACTGTTTTTATAAGTAATTATAAAATCACATTTTTTTCTATATAACATTTCTCTTTTATTTTTTAATTTACTAATGTAATCAAGTGTACATTTTAGATTATAACAATACATTTCTGTTACACCATCATAACACTGTTGATTAAAAGGAAGTAATATATGATAATATAACATTGGTCCAGACGAAGTTTTCATAATTTTAGTTATAACAATTTCAAGTGTATCTTTTAAATCAGAGTCCATTTGTAAATTAAATAAAAGGAAAATGTTTCATTTTTAATTTAAATACTCATTTTGGAGAATATGGAAAAATAAATGAAATTTTAACAAAATAAAAATTATGAAATGGAAAATATAGTAATAATTGGTTATATAGGAGGCGTTATAAATATTATTAGTATTTTACCACAATTATTTACTATATTATATCATAAAAGTGCAAAAGATATTTCATTAACTTCTTATGGATTATTTATTTTATCACAATGTTGCTGGATAACTTATGGTATATTAGAACCAGCTTTTGTTGTAGTAGTATCTAATGCGGTTTGTATGTTCATAAGTATATTAATTATAATGTCTGCTTTATATTATAGAAAAGTTGACAACCAGCAAGTTTTTCATGTTTAACTTTATCAAATTCTTTTTTTTTTTGATAAACTTTTTTTATCAAGTATTAGTAAGATGAATGTGAGCGAATTGTATTGCGCACCAAATATAAAAACTGGTGATATGGCATTTACATGCTTTGAATACGCCGAATTAGTTGAAATCGCAAATGCATTCAATAAATGGGTCAAAACTACTAAAAAAAAATGGCCACTGGTTGAAATATACGAAGATAAATTTGATTTACATAAAGCTATTGATAATAGTCTTAAAAAAATGTGTAAAACAGAATATTGTTGGACAAAACTTGATTTTATAGAAAAAATACCAGATCAAGATCTTAGATTAAAATTAAAATATTTTACATTTAAACCTGAAACCACTAAAAAAAGTGGTAGTTGGTTATCAACTAATCATATAAATGAAATTATGCATCAATATGAAAAAAAATTTAACAATTTTAAATTTTTAGGAGCAGTACCTGCAGATATATCACGTATTCTTCAAAAAAGTAAATTAACACCGCATTTTCAAAATGTTGGGATAATTTTTAATAAAGATACTCATGGAAAGCCCGGGTCACATTGGGTGAGTTGTTTTATACAGGGGGGTAGTAAAACAATAGAATATTTTGATTCACTTGGTGGTAAACCTAATAAATATATCCAAGAATTTTTAGATTTATATACTACTCGCGGTTTCACGTTAACTATAAATAATATTGTTCATCAACAAGATTCAAATTTATGTGGAGTATATGCGTGTTATTTTTTAATACAACGGCTGAAAGGAAGAACGTTTAATGAAATTAATGCAAATATTATTACAGATGAATTTATGGCAAAATGTAAAGAAGAATATTTTAGACCGCGCTAAATTTGTTAACAAAGTCCTTCATTTTAGAATTAACTGTAATTTTAGATGGGTCAAATGTTTTTAAAAATAGTCCATCTAATGTTTTTACTCTACTTAAAGCCATATATACTTGTCCTTCGCAAAATGCATCTGATAAATCCATAACTGCAGAATCAATTGTCAAAGATTGGATTTTGTGACATGTGAGCGAATATGCGAGCATTAATGGTACTTGAGTACATTTAATAATATTTGAATCTAATTCAAGTTCCCATTCTACAGATGTAATTAATTGTGTAATTCCACTATCAAATTCAACTAATGGATAACCTCCATTAAATTTTAGTATTGTTCCAATTGCTCCATTAACAAGGCCAGAATTTACATCTAAATTTTTTAATAACATTACTCTAGCACCAAGTCTTAGAGTAATACAATCAATGCCTTTTTGTTTAAATTGATTTTCTAAATCTTTTTGTAAAATATTATAAGTTTCATTACGCTTGACTCCTTTTTTAAAATCTGCTGTAAATGTGTAATCTGGACCTTGTAATTTTTTAAGACAAGTTTCATTAATAATTTGAGCTTTTTTATTACTACTTACTAAACATACACTATCTTTTGATTGATTTGCAGTATAAACCATTCGTTTTTTTAAAATAGAAATATCATCTGCAGTTTGCTCTCCTAGTCTTACTCGTAATAGTAATTCAGTGAATTTTGCATCACCAACTTGTCTAAAATTTTTATTTAGAACAACAGTTGTATTTTTAAATGCATCTATAAAAACTGGACTTTCGATAATTAATCTAGTATCTTGTTCTACTCCTTTATTAAATACAGCCAATAACTGAAGTGGGTCGCCTGTAAATACTACTTGAATTCCTCCAAAAAACTTTTTACTTTTACGAAAATGTTGACACAACCTATTAATTTTCTCTAATAATTCAGCTGACAACATACTAATTTCATCAATAATTAAAATATCAGTTGCTCTTAAACGATCAATCGCTATTTTATTTCTTAGCATTTTTCTAATTAAAAATTCCAAGTCAGATTCTCCAGTTCCAATTCCCATAAAAGAATGAATTGTACAACCAGATATATTAAAAGCTGACACGCCAGTTGTAGAAGTTACGTATATGTTTTTACAATCACCAGAAGTTGCTATATATTCTTGCATATTTTTTACTAAAAACGAATTATGAGTAACAATAAAATTACCAAGTAAAAATCTATGATTACCATCTAATTCAAATCCAAAATACTCATCTTTTTCTAATTTTGTAACTGTTATACCACTTACCAATACATCTTTAATTTGTTTTCTTGGTAAAGCTTTTTTTCTTGGACATAATACAGGAATTTCTTCAAGACCCTTTCCAGATATACATATTCTCCAGGCTTCACCGTAGTTTTTAACACCATTGTATGTCCAGCTAGTTTTCTTTTTACGTTTATAACATGCGAATCCTAAAGATCTACATAAATAAATAACATCATCCATTAATTTTTCATGATGTAAAGATTGAGTAAATTCAAACATATTACTATATAAATGACCATCTGAATCAAGTAATCCAGCAAGTAATTTTAATCTATTTTCTCTAGAATTGCATTTATAAATCATAGGGATATGTTTATTTTTAATTAAATCATTTCTTATTAATATTTTTTTAAAATAGTTTGTAGATTCTGGACTATATGGATTATTTTTTTCAGTGCTACATATATTATATAAATATTTTTGTGACGGAGGGTTAGATACATAACAATTATATTGAGAAATATTTTCTTTTAAATATTTAATAATACTAGAATCTTGTGTAGTTATTCCTGTATTAATTGATGTTCCATCTCCTAACCAAAGTCCCATAATATATGGATCGAATTCTAATTGTTTTTCGGAGAAATTTATTAATGCTGAATATCCGTTTAAATATTTTTTAATACCTTTTAATTCAATATATTTTTGAATAGGTATATCTACATATAAATTTTCTTTAATATTATTAAAAAAGTCTAGTGCATTATTATATATTTCAAGTTTGTCTTTTTTTTTATAATTAAAATATTTTGATTTTTGACTAATTGTTATATTATCAAACCATTTTACTTCAAATGAATGGCTTTTTATAATATCTCTAATATATTTTTTATTAGTAAATTTTAAACTTAATATATGATGACTATTTACTGTATATGACTCCCCTTTTACATTTTTAATTTCATACATAATATCATTACCTCTTGTAGTATTTAAAACCTTTCTTGGCGTTGAATCATCGCCCATAATTAGTTCTCCTATATTTATATTTTCAATTAGTTTAATACTTCCATCATACATAATAATTTCAGTACCTTTTTTAAGACATTTTCCGCATCCACCACTAGAAATAATAAGCACATTTTTACCTTTTTTGAATAATTCAAATGCTTTACGCTGATCATTACTAAAATCTGATCCAATATTGTATTCAGAATTTACTATATTTTTAGCATCTATAATACCACTTTCTAAAAGGGACTGTTCTAAAAGTTCTTGCATTTCTTTACTAAATCCACCTGCTTTTAATTGTGTTTGTTTAAACATTTCTTTAAATAAACCTAATTTTATTATAATTCAATTTCTTATTCAAACAGATGTTGTAATCTCTTATTCAAACAGATGTTGTAATCTCTTATTCAAACAGATGTTGTAATCTCTTATTCAAACAGATGTTGTAATCTAGTCTTATTTCCAGGTATCTTTATCGGCGATGGAAGTGAGGTATTTGACAATGTATTTGGCGGAGAAATTGGCTTAGGCTGAGTTTCTTTACCTTTACCTTTGTCTTCTGTACCAACGCGAACTCCAGTAGCTAAAAGTGCTTGATTATCAAGTACATCAGAATATTTTTCTAATATATTTTCACTTAGTAATATTATTTTATCTGTTGCTGTATAAGGAAAACATTCTGGAAATAATCCATTTATAAAAAAAAAACAACCTGAAGATGCACTCTTTCCGCAAAATGTCATAGATTCATTTAAGTGTTCAAAGTATGTTTTATTAGTAAACTGTAAATGTGTTTGATCAGTTTTTTTTCGCAGTTCAGTTGAATTTAAATATCCTGTACTAGTTAATATTTTCGGGGTTACCTGATGACCAGTTGACTCGTAGGGGGGTGACCCCCCCTCTAAACTGATATATATTTTTCCAGATATACTAATCATTTTAGGTAATGGTGCATTTCTTTTATTTTCATCAATGTCACTCCATATATCTACAATTTTGTCAGAGTTTGTGTCAGTGTCAGTGTCATCTGTATTTAATCTGATATATGATGCTTGTTGTACCGTAGTCAATGTATTTTTAACGCCGGAGATTAAAGTATCCCAAATGTCCATTGCAATTAATATTATTTTATTTTTAAATGACTTTTTTGTTTCAAGTTTATTTTTTTTTTATTTACTTACTTTATAAATTATGGCACAAGATCAAGCACCTATGTCTACTGATATATCAGATTTACCCGGTCCTCCTGAAGAAATTGAAGAAATTGAAGAAATTAAACAACCTACTATGCATCACCAACCTATGCACCGCGAATTTATGCATCAACCAATTCATCAAAGACACCATCAAATAAAAGAAGAATTTGAATCTCCTGAATCAAATGTAACTATTGATATTAAGAAAAAACCATATATGGATGGTGCAATTATAAAATCACTGAATATAAATTCAATTGATAGTCCAGTAAATCTATCAGATTTATTGTTATTAGCAGTTGTATATTTTGCAACTATGCAAAATTCAAATGATTATACTCGTAAAATTCTAGAAATGATTACTAGAAATAGAGGATATTCTCATATATCTGTTACTATAATTAAATGTATATTATTAGTAGTTCTTTATAAAATTATTGTAACTTATCTAATGCCATATATTTTAAATGCGTTAAAATAGTTGCGTCATTTAGTTAAATTTTATTATTTTATTTAAAAGTAATAAATTAATACAAGTAATGGAAGATCATATTAAAAATAATTTCTTTAAAGTATATCAATATAATTTAGATATAAAAATAGAAACTACTGATATTTATATTAATAGTGATGTACATTGGAGAAATAGAAAAACATGTAATATTAAAGTATACGAAAGAGAATCTCGCAAATTAATAACTGATATTTTAGATATTTTTAATTTTACATTTAATGGTTATCGTGACAATATATTATTATATCCTTATCTTCAATGGAATAATTTTGATAGACAACTCGATGAAGTTGATAGATCATTTGTAATATGTAAATTATGTGAAAATAATGGTATTTTTAGTTTAGAATATTATTTAAATAAAAATCATCGTAATAGAAATTATTCTAGTCATAGTAGAGAAAATATATTAAAACACTTTATTAATCAAATTATTAAAGATTCAAATGAAATAGAAGCATCTAAAATATTTAATAATATTTTTACACAAACAGTTACATTACAACCATTGCAATTAGAGTTAAGTATACCAGAATTAAATATAACACTTTTTAATTACCAACTTGATGATATTAAGTGGATGACGAGTGTGGAGAACAATGTAAAAAATCTAAATAATAAAATAGAATACACTTTTAAAACATATTTTAAAGTATTAATTAATTTAGTCAATGGAGAATTTATAATTGATAACAAAGACAATAACAACAATTACAACTACATTTATTCGGATGGACTATATGGACCAGAATTAGTTCGCAAAATTAATGAGACTGAGTCCGATGAGTTGAATGAGTGTATTGAAAATTTAAACTACTATGGGGGAAATATAATATCAAATGTAGGATTTGGAAAAACTCTTATAATATTATGTTATATATTACAAAATACAAATCCATTTAATAATTTTGTAGAATTTGTAGAAAATGATTTATGTAATTATTTTTACAAAAGAGGTATTCAAAAGGGTAATACATGTAAAAAAAAAAAATGTAAAGTGACTAATAACCTTGTTGCACCTCAGTATTGTACAGAGCATTCTAAAACTTTATTTTTAGATAAACGTATAACACAGTATAAAAATTTAGATCAATTTTATTTATACGAATACGTTGAGATACGAAATCCGCGAATATATTTTAAAACAAATTCTTCATTAATTATATGTCCAACGCATTTATGTGATCAATGGGCTACTGAATATTATAATAAATTTACAGAATCATTTAAAAGTACAGGAAAAAGAGTATTATTAGTTGTAACTAATGATCAATTTACAAATTTAACAGTTGGAGATATATTATTTTCTGATATTATAATTACAAGTTATTCTTTTTTAACAAAGCTTGAAATTGATCGCCAAGATTTAGAAAATTTAATACCTGATCTTAATTTACCATTACATTTAATTGAACCATTTTTAAAAAACAATGACAGTAGATTAACAAATTTTAGTAATTATAAATTTAATAGAGTGGTATTAGATGAATCATCTGAAATTATTGGATACCCTCAATCTAAATTAATTGAATCTATTATAAAATCTATAAAAAGTAATTATAGATGGAATATATCTGGTACTCCATTTCCACATGGAATTAAATCATTTTTACATAATTCATCTTATATTTCTAACGTGAAAATTAATAAACAAATTAGTGATACTCAAGTATTGTCTATGATAGATGCATCTAAAATATTATATAAACGTAATACAAAAGAAAATGTAGGTAATGAAAATTATAATGTATCAATAAACACAATAGAAATAAAATTAGATTTTACAGAACAAGAAAGAAATATTTATAATAGTTATATGTCTGGTAAAAATGTAAATTTTTTAATAAAAATGTGCTGTGATTTAAATATTGCGACAGACACAATTAAAAATTGTAAAACATTTGACGAAATACAAAAAGTAATTCTGGAAACTAATTACGACATTATGAATAAAAGTTTAAAAATTCAAAAAGAATTAAAAAGCAAAATTGAACTTGAAGAGGCTGAATTAAAAGAAATTGACGATAGTCAAATAGATTGGTTATCACATGTAAAAGCGGAATTAAAAAATAATCGTAGATTACTTACTTTAGAATGTAATCAATACTCTAATATTAAAAAAATATATGATTATTTAAAAAATACAATTGATAATATAAAAATTGTAACTGAAACTTGTCCTATTTGTTTAGATGACATAGAAAATGAAGATTTAGCTATAACAAAATGTGGTCATTTATTTTGTTGGAATTGTATAAATGAATATATTAATGAATGTGGGTTAACTAAATGTCCTAAATGTAATATACCAATTAATAAAAACGAAGTATATTTCTATAAAGAGCAAAAAGAAATAATTGATATAGGTACGGGGGATATTGTTAGTAATTTAGTTAACAAGTTAAAATCTACTAAATTAGGAAATATAGTATATTATTTACAGACTAAACTTGATCCTAAAGATAAAATAATAGTATTTTCTCAATGGGATACAATATTAGATACAATTGGAAAAGAGTTAACTAGTAAATTTGTAGACTGTAAGGGATCTGTATATGCTAGAAAACAGTCTATTAAACAATTTTGTGAATCTACAGATACTAATATATTATTTTTATCAACTAAAAATACAGCATCTGGATTAAATTTAGTTGCTGCTAATAAAGTTTTATTTGTAGAACCAGTATATGGTGCACCAGAATATAAAGAATCTATTTATGCACAAAGCGTGGGGAGAATTAAAAGGTTAGGACAAAAACGTCCAATAGAAATCATTAAATTTATAATAAAAGATACAATTGAAGAAACAATTGAAGAAACAATTGAAAATGAGTTAGAGTTAGTAGAATTAAAAAAAGCAATATTAGAAATTTAAATTACCAAATTTTCCAAAATGTTCTTTAGTAGCTATGTCCCTACATTTTGCAGCTTCTATTTCATTATCAAAAGTTCCTAAATTTATACGTTTTTTTTCAAAACTTATACGTTTTTTTTCAAAACTTATATATGCTACCCATTTATTATTTGATTTATCCCAACAAACTCCAATATATTTTGAAGAACTATTTTTATTTGATATTTTATTCATAGCATTTTGAGTTGGTGTTACTATTCTTAAATTACATTTTCGGTTGTCTAATGGATTGTTGTTGATATGATCTATATAATGTTCACCAGTATAATTCATAATAAACCTATGTAATAAAAAATTTTTTTTATTGACTGTACCAAAAACATATCCGCGATTATTTATACACCATGGATATTGTTTTAAATCATAATAAATTTCTTTATCTATTATTGTTTCACCAACTTTTTCTTTTTTTTTATTAAATAATTCTATAATACATTCACCGTTTTCATTTCTTAATATAGGTGCATTTAATATTTCTTCTAACTTTTTATCTTTTATTTCTTTTCTTACTAATTCCATTTTTTTTATAGCATCTTTTAAATTTTTAAAATAACCATAATGTTTAGCATTAATATTTACACAATATTTATTGTTTCTAATATTTATACCTTTAGGTATATCATTACCCTTTTTTTCAGGTTTAATATATAAAACAAAATTTACTGGTTTATCAATATTATTTATTTCTATATTTAATTTATGTTCTTTACACCAAATATTATATTGATAAGCAGCAAATTCTTCTATATTATATGAGGCTCTAAGTTCTTTATTATCAATTTTTAATCTTGATTCCCATAATTTTGCCTTTTTATTAAAACATACACCTATATATTTACTTGATGTATTTTCTCTTTTTTTTCTATTTCTAGAATTTTCACTAAATGTAACAATTCTTAAATTTTCACGAGAATTATTTAATTTATTATTATCAATGTGATCAATAATTATTGATTTATTTAATTCTTTTTTTAAAATTTCACTAAAAATATATCTATGTATGGACCAAGTTTTTTTATTAAAGTGCGACTGAACATATCCATTACCATTAATATACCATTTATATTTATTTAAATGTAAATAGTCTTCTGGTGATACAATACAATACCCTGTAATTTCTTTATGCTTATTATGTAAACTAATTTGACTCATTCTATTTAACTTGATACAATAATATAATATAATTTTTATCTTTAAACGAATTTATACACAATTGAAGAAGAACTAAAAGTATTAACAATTTAAAGTAATTCAAAAAAATTTAATTATTGTATAATTACAATTACAATTACAATTACAAGTATGATTATACAATTTTTTGTAGACAGATTTATAAAAGAATATATAGAATCAATTAATAATCCGGTTGTATTATTTAATTGTAAAAAACAAATTATTTATAAGAATAATTTATATAAAATATATGAAAAAAATAATATTAATATGAAATATACAACTGAACAAAATATATTTAAGAGAGTACTTTGGTTTAAATATAGCTATTATATCAAAATATATTCAAATAGTATAAGTACACCTGTCATTTACGATAACAATGATAATGTAGATGATATTTATACATCATCTATTAATACAAATGAGTATTTTAAAATATTTTTTGATATATGCAATGAATTATTTTTTGTAAATGATTTATCTGGTAAATTTTTAAAAGTTAATGATTCTTTTATTAAAACATTAGGATATTCTATAACAGAATTAAAATTATTAACATTCTATGATTTAATACCAAAAGGTGATAAAGTTAATATAGATACAAAAAACGGGTCTGTTAGTATATTTACTTGTAAAGTGTTAAATAAAAATGGTGAAGTTGTATGGTTGTCATGTAAAATTACAGCTAAAGACAAATTACTTTTCTGCGAAGCTTCAGATATATCTGATAATTATTTAAAAATGACTAAAGTAAAAGAATATGAATATTTATTAAAAGATGCTGAAAAATTATCAAAATTTGGATGTTGGAAATGGTGTGTAAGTATTAATGAATTAACATGGACATCCGGATTAAAAGAAATATACGAATTTGATGATACTGAAATAAATTTTAAAAATTATATGGAAACAAATCATCCAGATGATAGATCATATATAGAAGAAACCATTAAAAATTGCTTAGAATCAAAATCAGATTATGAATTTACGCATAGATTAGTTACTAAAAGTGGAATTTTAAAATACCTTTATGCCAGTGGTAAATACATAACTATTGAAGGTAACGATTATATTATAGGGGTAGGGCAGGATATTACTAGTCAAAAACAGATAGAAATTGATTTGATTAATGCTAGGAATTTTGCAGAAAACGCTTCTAATATGAAATCTTCGTTTATAGCTAATATGAGTCATGAAATTCGCACACCTATAAATGGGATTGTTGGTATGGCAACAATACTCCAAACCTCTAATTTAGATTCAGAACAAAAGGAATGTTTAAATATAATAGTAGATAGTAGTGGCATTTTATTATCTATAATAAATAATGTGCTAGATTTTTCTAAAATAGAAGCCGGGAAAGTAATATTAGAAAATATTGATATAGACTTGTCTAAAATAATAAATAACATTAAAGATACATTTAAAATGCTGTTAATTAAAAAAAATATAGAATTAAAAGTATATGTTAATGAAAATGTACCTAATAATATTATAGGTGATCCTATTAAATTACAACAAATACTAACAAATTTAATGAATAATGCATATAAATTTACAGAATTCGGAAGTATAATTTTAATAGTATCTCTAACGAAGACGTCATGCGACAAGGTATCTGTTATAAATAATGTTTTAAAATTTGAAGTCAAAGATACAGGTATAGGAATACCTCAAGATAGATTAAATTATTTATTTAAACCGTTTGAACAAGTTGATAGTTCAATTACTAGAAATTATGGCGGATCTGGATTAGGATTATCTATTTGTAAAAATTTAGTTAATTTAATGGATGGAAATATAGGTATTTTATCAACAGAAAATATTGGTACAAATGTATGGTTTACATTACCTATAAATGTAAATGTAAAAAGAAGTAAAGTTGATGATGTAAATGTAAATGTAAATGTAAATGTAATTGAAAATCCAAAAATTAATGATACTGTTCAACCATTAATAGTTATTATAGAAGATAACAAAGTTAATCAAATAGTTTTAAAAAAATTAATTGAAAAAATTGGTTATACTAATATACTTATAATAGATAATGGATTAAAAGCATATAATTTATTAAAGCAAAAGCAAGTTTTACCAGAATTAATTTTTATGGATCTTCATATGCCTCTAATGGATGGTTATACATGTACAGAAAAATTAAGAAAAGAAAATATATTAACTAAAAAAGGTGAAAATGTTCCAATTGTTATAGCAAGCGCTAATGCAATGAGCGGCGAAAAAGAAAAATGCAAATTAATTGGAATCAATGACTTTTTATTAAAACCCATTGATATAAATGAATTAAGATCAATTCTAAAAAAATGGCTATAGCCTTATAAATTTTTAATTAGCTAAAAGCTAACACTGTTGAAAAAGTGTCTATATTTTACATTTATCAGATGATTTTAATAATTTTTGAAAATAGTAAAATATCATTCCTTTTTTTTTGTCATCCGATTCTAGCCATATATCTTTTAATTTTATTGCAGTAGTAAAATTTGATTCATCAATTCCAGGAGGTGTAAATCTAATAAAGTAATTTTCATTACATGCAAAAATTTCTTTAGAATATGGACCAATTGTATTTATAAATTGTTCAACTACTAATCTAGGGTTATTCATTCTAATCATATCAATAGTACTTTTAGCTAAAATAAGATCGCTAATGTGGTCTGGATACGTGTCTTCAAGATAATTAAAAAATTTGTCAAGAAGATCATTAAATATTTTTATATGAACTAATGCATTCATTCTAGTGATTTAAATCTTTTAGTTTTAAATAAATTTTATTTTTTATTTACACTTTTCATTTGTTTTCAGCAATAAAAATTAATTTAATTGAAAAATTTAAAATGCTATTTCGTTCAAAATTACACTATTTTATATTATCAAACATTATTAATAAATGGAACTTAATTATCCAGAATATAAAGAGAAATTAGATATATTAAAATCTATTCGTCATGAAATTAAAAAAAAAAGATTTATATTAGATGAAAATACTGAAAAATTTGGGTTTGATAGTATGTCACAATTAGCCAAAGTTAAAAATACAAGTGAAGTTAAAGGATATCCATTTGTTGTATCTAAAAATGTTAGTAAAATATTAAAAGGCCAAAAATTAGCATTAAAACTTTTACCTAGTGAATTAAAATATGAAAAAACTGAACACCCTGCAAATGTTGAATGTATTATATTAAAAGAACTAACTGATAATATTATTCTTAAAGGAGTATCTCCTCATATAGCTTTTTATATAGGAAATCAAAAAGTAACAAATAAAGCCAGAGCTGTTAAATTTTTAAATCTAAAACGTCTTGAAGTAGAAGAATTAATTAGACCATCTAGTAATATTCTCATTTCACAATTCGTTGAAGGCGGTTCACTTGATAATTGGGTTTATAATTGTTCAGAAAATGATATACCTATTACGGACATTATGTGGAAGGGAATTGTATTTCAATTGATTTATACAATAGCTGTTTTACAAAAAAAATATCGTCTTATGCATAATGATTTCCATTATGGTAATATTTTAATAGATACATCTGTAAAATCTGGAGGATATTTTGTATATACAATTAATGATAAAACTTATTATATACCAAATAATTCATGTATTCCTATGGGATGGGATTATGAATTTTCAATGGTATATTCAGATAACATAGAAGATTTTTTCCCAAATAAATTTATTGTAGGAAGATATAATTATAATCGTAAAACTTTTATTACTAAAGATCCTAGTGAAATAGATACAGATTCTGAAATGAATGTACCTTATAATTACAACGAAACTTACGATTTACATTATTTCTTGACTAGTTTACTTGATCTTTATATATCACAAGAACTATTTGATTGGATTGTACAACTATATCCTACAGAATTAATTCCTGAAGATTTATCGGAAACTACGACAGATACTACAGACACTACTACAGACACTACAGACGCAACAGACGCAACAGACGCAACAGACGCAACTGACACTACAAATGCAACAGACACTACAGACACTACAAACATTACAAATACAACAGACTCTGACACAGATGTAGTTTTAAATTTAGAAAAGTTAGATATAAGTGACTCAAGTTCAAGTAATTCAAGTAGTAGTTCAGGTATTATTTATTTAAGTGATGGTCGTATGATTAACGGTGTTGAGAAATTATTTGATAATTTACCAACTCCATTAAATATTTTAAATGATACATTTTTTGAATCTCTTACTATAAAACCAGCAGATTTTGAAGAATCTAAAGCAATGTATTTTAAAGCAGGGTTTTGATTGTAATTAAAGAAATTGAAAAATAATAAAATTATTATTTTTTTATGAGTGTGATTGATCCGTGTGGTATTTGTTTAGACGAAGACGCACATGACATAAATGTTAAATTAGAACCATGTAATCATATATTTCATAAACATTGTATAACAGATTTATATAAATTTAACATATTACCAACATGTCCTTATTGTAGATCTAATATTATTGATATAATAGAACAAAATACGCATAATAGTTTATTTTTAGATATTTTATCTATAAATACAGTGTCTTCTACTGAAAATTATTTTAATTTATATAATCAGTATTTTCAAGAAGAAATGCAAGAAGAACTTGATTTAAATGAAATGTTATTAGAATTACTAACTGAAGACATACTTGAAGACATACCTGAAGAAATTTATGAACCAGAAGATGTACCTGAAATTTACGTAGATGATTTTGAAATATATGAAACAACAATCAACGAAATATATTATGATGATGAATTTGAATTTAGTAGCAATGAAGATACTGATTCTGATACTGACACTGAAATGTAAAAAAAAAAAAAATAAAATTATCTAATTTTATTTTTTTACATTATTTTAACGTGGTTCTATATATTGTACTTTTTTAATAGATATAATAAATGCATCTTCTGGTAATTGTGTTTTGATTAAATCAAAATATTTATTTTCATACTTGGGGCTGCTCCAAGATTTATTACTATAAATTGTAATAGGAGTATAATTTGATTTCATTTGATCTTGATAATGTTTGTTATATTTTTCTGAATAATCTGATTCATCTGAATCTCCATAATATTCCATTATATATCCTCTTTCTCTTTTTAATTCATGATAATAGTAAATTTCTTCTTCAGATGCAATATAATATATTTCTAATGCTGTAATTTTAAAAAAATCGCAACCCATTTTATTAATAAAAAAAAAAATAATTATAAATCATTTTTAAATAATTTTTTATAATTATTATATAAATTATTATCGAATGAAATATATTGACATTTATACATAGTATTAATTGCATTTTGTAATAATAATTTCCAATTAATATTATTAAAATAAATATCTGGTTGATAAATTCTTATTATTCTATAATTATTATCGAATAAACATTTCATTTTATAAAAATCAATTGATTGTCTGAAATCAGGCGATTCCCATTTTCCAATTTGTTTAAAATGTTGTTCTCCGTCAATTTCTATTATTACGTTTAGTGATTCTATACAAAAATCAAATGGTAAATGAGTTTTATTTTTACACCAGTCAAATTTTTTTTGTGGTGTAACTTTATATTTTTCTTTTAAAAATTCTAAAACAATTGTTTCTGTTCTAAATGATTTATCAGGATTACAATTTGAGCATAAATAATTACAATTTTTTTTAACTCTAACTTTTTTGCATATTCTACAAAAAGCATGTAATGTCAAGGCACATTCTATACATTGTGTTTTACATTTATCGTGTTTACATATACCCTTACCTTTGCATTCTTTACAAACACTTTTTTGTATATTATGAGGACATATTTGACTACCACCACATTCTTTACAATATGCTCTATTATTATGTTCACAAATTCCCTTACCACCGCATTCTCTACAATAATATTGTTGTTTATTATGCTCACACTTTTGCATAATAAACATTTTATTTGTTAAAATTTCATTTTATTTTTAATTTATTTTTATATTAGTAAGTATGTCAAATATTCCAATAGCTTTTTTTACATTTATAGTTATAACTGGACCAGTTTTAATTTACAAAGCTTCAAATAATTTATTTAAAAGACGACAAGAAATGTACCCACCTATAATTGCTATGTCAGATTACAATTACAATACTAAACAGTGGAGTTACACTGAAATAGAAACTGACTACAACTACAAAGAATTAATATGGGATGATGATTAAATAGGAGTGAGTCAGGTACCAGGGTTAAAACAAATTGAATTTAAAATAAACCGTGTATATGTTACTCATTATGAAAAGAAAATATGAAATTTTTGAAGGTGCACCTGAAATGCATTATAAAAAATTAAAAGATGAAAGTACAACGTGTGAGAATGTCGCCAATCCATGTGCAGAAGTTTTTCCTCGTATATACTGGTCAGAAATTATACATTGTGGAATGGGTTCAAAAAAACTTTTAGAAAAAGTATATAATATTTATATGAGTGAAATAAATTTAATGACACAGTTTATGAATATATATAGTAATCAAGAATGTACACCTGAAATTATGTGTAAATTATTTTCATTGATACTTGAAATTGAAAAGAGTAATACTCTTAAAATACTTGAAATTGAAAAAGAGTAATAACTGACTTGAAATTGAAAAAAAAACCCTGAAATTAAAAAACACCGACTGCGTTTGATATATAAACAAATTTTCCAAGTTTTGATTAACAATGACAACAACAACTGAACTAATTAAAGCAGAACTAGAAAAAAATGTACTAGGATTTACAAATGAGATTGATTTATGTTTTGATTATATTCCTAAAACTATAGTATCTAAAATGAAAACCGTTAAATATACTCCAACTTTTATAAAAGGAATTAAAGAAACTATACAAAACTATGAAAGCGATTTATCATTTATATTATTTACAAAACAAAAATATAAAACTTCAAGATTAGATTTTATGAATAATATTAAACTTACATTTGGAACTGGTAAATTAGATTTATCATTATTTAATTCTGAAAATAAAAATACTAAAAAAGATTTACTAAAATATGTATATAATATTTATATGACTTGTCTATTTTTAGAGCAAGGTGTCGGAGAAGGAGATTCTTTTAATGAACAATTGTCTACATTTGTAAATAAAATTCAAGCTGAAGTTGATCAATTCAACGTTCCAACAATTGAAGACGTCGATGACATAGAAATTCCGTCACTTGTTAGTACCTTTACACCCTCATCCCCCTCACTCCCAATGCCTATGGGTATGCCTAATATAGCAGATATGATGTCATTAATGTCTGGATTAGGAGCCGGATTAGGAGCGTCGTCCCCTGGACCTAGTAGTTCCGGTCCATTTGGTGGAGTAGAAAATTTAATGGGATCACTTTTAGGAAATGCTGATATTCTTGGAATTGCTAAAGATATAGCAGATCAAATGAAAAATGATAATGTAAATCCCATGGATATGATAACTAGTTTAATGGCAGGTAAACAAAATGAACAAATGTCTAAATTAGTAAGTAATATTCAAGAAAAAGTTGAAGGTAAAATTGCTTCAGGTGAAATTGACGAGGAAGCTTTTAAATCAAGTGCTATGAGCATGCTTGGTAATGTTAATGGTGGTAAAGTACCAGAAAATGAAGAAGACCTGGCTGATATTATGAAAAACTTGATAAATCCTAATGGCGCACCCCCACCAACACAAGATTAGTAACAATAACCGTTTTTTTTTTAATTTATACTAAATTAAAAAATAATCAATTTGATCAATTAATTTCTATTTTTTTTTTATTTATAGATACTAGAGAATTATGATTGAAGATAATATTATATCTTTTATAAAAACTAATTACCCTAGTCTAACATTTAATAATGTAAAGACACACCACACAAACCAAACAAACGCTCTTGGGTTTATTATATCTAAAGATCAATTAATAATAGGTTACATAGATCATACTGGTGAATTATTAAAATTAGTAGATCCTATAAATCCAAATGATCTTACTCGTGATAAATTAGTAGATATTATTAAAAAAATACCAACCATTAATACATTTGAAGGTAAAATCAAGTTACTAGATATATTAGAAGAACCAAATGTTAAACAAGTAGAATCACAAAATGTAATTCAAGAATTAAGAGATCATCTCAAATCAAAAGACCTAGAATACAAAATTTATTTAGACAAAATCAATACAGAAAATAATAATAATATTATATTAATTAAAACCGAACATACTCAACGTATAGAAGAAATTAATAAGTTGTATAATAAAAAAATAACAGAATTTGAAAATCAACAAGCCGAATGTAAAGATCGTTTACTTTATGAAAAGGATGTAATTTTACAAGCAATTAATGATTATCGTAGTAAATTTGAAGACCAATTCAATATTATGCTAAAAAATGCAAAATCCCAAAATTATACTAATTTACAGATGGGATCAGCTTTTAAAAAATTATCAGAGATGTACAATGTACTTTTAAAAGACAAACAAGAAATTGAAAAAACATTGGATGTACTATATAAACGTGAACGAAATACAATAAATAAAATTCAAGAAGATGAAGACCTGTTATCAGATTATTCTTATCAATTGCAAAATTCTAATGAAACTATTTCTAAATTAAATAATAATATTAAAGAAATTCAAGAAGAATTATCTAAAATTAAAGAAGATTATTCAAATGAAAAATTAAAAACCAAAATACTAGAAGAATTTAAAAGGGATTGTCTAGATAGAATTTTAAAAGAAAAAGATCTTATTAGTAATAGTATTAAAAATTATACATTAAAATGGGAAGAGTGGGCAAATGTAGCCATACAAAATAAAGATGATATAGATAATTACAAAGATAAATTAAGGAATGATCTAAGTGTAGTTTTTAATAATTTAAAACAAATTTTAGAATATAAAAATTCTTATATAAATAATTTAACTGTTAATTTAAAAACTAAACAATCTATGATTAATGAATTAAATTCTAGTATATCTAAAATAAAATTAGACATTAAACAATCAGTTGATGCTCAATTGGTATTATTACAAAATAAAAATCAAATCTTATCTCAAAAAGAATCTGAACAATTAGTTGAAATTAAAGATTTAAAAGAAACAATTAAAAATTTAAAAGAACTTTTACTAGAAGAACAATCTACAAAAATAACTACAATAAAAATTCCTAACAATGATAATTGTGTATTAATTTTTCAGAATTTTATAGTTATAAATAACTCATTTTATAGAAAAAAAGAAATTATAAAGAAAATTGATGAATTAATAGCTAATGATAAAATAAATGTACCAGGGTCTTTAAAAGAATCTATTATTGCAAAATACACTCTTATTAGAGATTACATTAATAAAATTATATTATTTTTGGATTTGGATAAATATGCTAATGATCCTGTTACAGCTTTTTTCAAAAATAAATCTGATTTTGATAAAATACCTCCAGAATTTTGTAATGAACTTAATAATATATCAGAATTTTGGCTTGAAAATAATAAAGAATATCTTATTCAAACACAATTACTCAGTAATCTTGCAGAAGATTTATTAGGAGCAGTTAGAGTATATATAAAAATAAAACCTCTTTCAAAAGAACTTGCTAGTTGTATAACTGCAACTGAAAATTCTATTTCGGTTACTCCATTGGAAGGTGAACCCAAGACATTCTCAAATTTCTTTGGAATATTTGATCCTACTTATACTAATAGTGATGTTTATACTGGTAATAAGAGTGTAATTGCTAATAAAAATTTTAAATTTGATAAACAATGGGATGACATATTACCTGGTATACATCATTCTTTTAAACAAGTTGAAGAAGGATATTCAATTGTAATTTTTGGATATGGTGCAAGCGGGTCTGGAAAAACTGCGAGTCTAATAGGTACACTTGATTCTCCTGGGTTAATTTATTATGGACTTAATAATTTAAATGGCGTTACTAATATTAAAGTAAAGAATATATTTGAACAATACATAAAAGATTTTGTTCCTACTTTAAATAAAATTAAAGGGCGTATTCATAATTTATATAATGATATTCCTAAACTTAGAGATTTTAGTATAGATGAAACTAAAGAATTCAATAATGAAAACAGTGGTATGGGTAATTTTAATATTAATGACCTCCCAAATTTATTAGATAAAATAGAAAAATATCGTATATCTAAAAAAAGAATTAAAAAAACACCTAATAATCCAGTATCTAGTAGATCAAATTTGTATATTGTATTTGAAATAAAATTTGATACTGGTAAGACTGGTTATATTACAATTGTTGATACTGCTGGAACTGAAAATCCTATAGATATTTATAATACTTTTATTACACCTAATAAATTAAGTATAGGAACTAATTTAACTAATGTTTTAGGTCCAACTGGAAGTGATCTTGGATCTCGTATTAAAAGTGAATGTAAAAATAATTACGTGTCATCTGATATTATAAAAATATTACGAGAAGGATTTTATATAAATGAAATGATTAATCATACAGCATATTTCTTTAATTCAAAAAGTGGTATTAATAAAAAAATTGTATCACAAAGTAATTTAGATAATTATGATCCATCGCGATTTTATATTAATCCTCTAAAAGAAATGGAATCAATTGATCCAAATAATACTGTTCTTACTATACCAATTTTAAAATACCTAGACTCTTTAGTAAAAGTGCGTAATCCAGATTCAGAATGGAAGCCTACAAAGTTTATTACATTAGTATGCGTTAGACAAGAAATTGTATACTCTACACAAACGATTAATTCTCTTAAACTAGCTACAAAAATATCCAGCTAAGGGGTTACGCCCCCCTACGACGAGTCTTCGACGAGGAAGTAGCCTTTTTTAAAAAAAGTTTCCAAAAACAGGGTTACCACCAATATAAAAACTACATTTTGGTGGTAACCCTGTTTTTGTAGCCTTTTGTGAAAAGGCAAAGTAAAAATAAAATGAATCTAAAATTTTCATTTCATTTAATAATAATAATGCCTTATATTTTACAACGTCGCCGTGATGAGTTAGATGCTAAAATGAAAGGTATTCTTGATACTGCAGGTAATTTAAGTTATGGCGAATTAAATTATATTATTTCAAATTTAATGAGTACATACGTAAATCAAAATCGATCTTTTGGTAACTTTAACTATATGTTACTTAATAATTTAATGGGAGTATTTGAATGCGCTAAAATTGAGTTTTATACAAGAGCAGTTACACCATATGAAAATATAAAGCTAAAAGAAAATGGCAAAGTTTACTGGGTATCAGCTGAAAAAACAGAAGTAGCTACACAAATAAATTATCCAATTCCTATAGTCCCTGTAGTCCCTGTAGTCCCTGTAGTCCCTGTAGTCCCTGTAGTCCCTGTAGTCCTAAAAGATACAGTTGAAGACACCGAAGACGCCGAAAACACCGAAGACGCCGAAGACACTGAAGACACTGATGAACATTTTTTTACATATACAAAAAGACTAATTAAAAAATATATAAATTTTGAGGTATTAATGTATTAAATGTAAAATTATGAAAAATTGAAATTGAAATTAAAATTGAAAATACAAATGAAAACCGAAACTATATTTGTGGAGGAAAATAATAAGGAATACACTATAATTATAGGCCAAAATGCTAAAGAAAATACATTAATTATTAGACAAAGTAATCAAAATGATACGTGGTTCCACCTAGTTGATTGCAGCTCTCCGCATATTATATTACAAAATAATGGTGACAATATTCCTAAAAGATATTTAAATCAAGTTGCTGGATTATTATTTAAATATAAAACTAATGCTTTTGGAAATGTAATGTACACGGATATTAAAAATGTAAAATGTACAAAAACACCAGGAAGTGTTATTACGAGTAATACTAAAATTTTAAAATTTTAAAATTTTAAAATTACTTATTATACCTATAAATCTGAACAGGTAAAAATGGTATTGTTCCTATTGCCCCTATTCCAGCACCTACTAAACCAATGGGTATAGTTACAAATGACTTGAGAGTTGGCTTTACTATTGAGTGAATTGTAAGACTTGTACCCAAAATCATTGTTGCATAAAATAAACCTTCTACTGGGTACATTTTACTAAGTCGTTTTCCAAAAAAACACTTTAAACACATTTCTTCTTATTCATACAAGAAAAATTATTATCAGTTATAAACGTACTAACTTATATCTCTTTGTCAAGCATATTTTTACATTTTGAAAGATATTTTTTTAATCTAAAAGCGTCTAACCAACTTGTTCCGTAGTAGTATTCTTCATGAAGAAGGCGTTTTATTTTATCTAAATTTTTTTTAAACTCTTCTTGGTCTCCATTTATTTTAGATGGACTTGTTTTTAAAATTTCATCCCATTGTTGAGATAAACTATATACAGCGTCATATGAATTCATTTATATTTATAGTCATACTTTATAAAAAATTTTAATTTAAAACGCTTAACTCAAATAGGTTAATCACAGTAAAAATTTATAAAATGAAAATTAAATTAAATTTAATTTTGATAAAATGTTACTAGGTGAAAAGCTGTCATTAATTATCGGATTGTCAAGTAATAGTATATTGTCAATAGTTTTAGCTCCACAAATGTATCTAAATTATAAAAATAAAAGATGCGATGCAGTTAGTTTTTCATTAGTCGTATTATGGATTGTAGGTGATCTATTTTCTATATTGTGTGCAGATGCCAAGCATTCACCAGCTGTAATTATATGGTCTGGTATATATCATATCTTTTTAATTAGTGGATTGTTAATTCAAATATTATACTATCGTAGTTATTATATTAGAATTTTAAAAGATGATACAACTAGACCATTACTATCAATTTTTGAAGATATAACTGAAGAATCAGTTGAACAATATAATAATTGGTCTTTATTAAATACATTTGAACAAATAAGTATAATTTGCGCAATAGTTGCTTTAGTATCAACAAAGGTTGCACTAGTACTTTTAAATGATCAGGTACTCATCAATATTACTGGATGGACTGCTACAACATTGTTTATATTATCAAGAATTCCTCAAATTTATTTAAATTGGGACAGAAAATCAGTTGAAGGATTAGCTTTGAATTCATTTTTACTAATTAACCTTGCTAATTACATGTTTTTAGCATCTATTCTAGTAAATCTAATTGATATACCCTTAACGCACAGATATGATTTTCTTAGTAGTAATTTACAATGGATAGTTGGATCTAGTGTAACTAGTCTATTTGATTTAATTATATTCTATCAATTTATGGTATATAGACCTAGACCTACTCAACTAGTGCGTTCTTGAATTCATTAAATTTTATTAATAATTCAGGATGAGTATATTCACCATGAACTATTTCATTTATATTATTACATATATTAATTTTATTAAAATGAGAATCTAGAGATTCTTTAGTATTTGGAAATCCATCGCACATTTCACAAGAACCAAAATACCCATCACAATATATATATTTATTTTTATAAGAATATATTACAAATAAACTTCCTTGCCAATCTTCTTCGCACCAATAAAATACCATTTTTACAGAGTCTTTAAATAAATTTTTATAAAAATCTCTAGATCCATATATTTCACTTGTATCTTTTATATAAAACTTTTTAATTTCATCTTTAAATGTCAAGGGTTTTGACAATGATTTAAAAGAGTCTTTTGTAAGATTTTCTTTTAATACTTGTGCAAATGTTTTCATCTTTTTTTATTTAAAAATTTAATACTTTTAAATAACTTTACAGTTAAATTATACATTCATCCATTCAAAATTCATTTGGCCATTCTCTATAACAAGACTATTCAACATCACTCCAAACACTTGAAAAATACATTGAGGGTTTCCCATATTTAATTTAAGAGACAGTTGAATATTATCAAATCTCCCCATATTTAATGAACCAACTGGTTGTTGGTAATTATCGCAATCTAATGAAAAAGGCATTGAATATATATATTTATTTGGTATAACATTATGTACATTATTTGGGTACATGTGTCTAAATACATATTCAGATTGGAAATCATTAAAACGATGTTTATTATCTAAAAGTAATGTCACTTGATTTATAAATGGTTGATTGTCTGGGCGCGAATAATTAAATACATTATTATTATCTACGTTGTCAGTTGATACACATGCAAATAGTAATTCTTTACAGGGATTTTTAAAATAAATTTGAGATACAAAGGTATTTTGCCCAGCCCCGATGTATTCTAATTCGTGACTAACAGTTTGATTTATTATGTATTGATGTTTTTGACTTTGAAATTGGTCTAAAATTACGTCATCTAAGAATATGTATTCAGCATATAATTTAGAACTTTTAACATCTGTTACGCCAGGAACACTTCCATCGTAATTTATAACTGAATTAAAATCTTTAAATGCCATTGACAATTTAAGTTCTTGATTAATTATTGAAAGTAGAGGTAAAGCCATAGAATAATTTTTAGTAAACCAAAAATCTAAAGGAATATTTAGAATAGACTCCTGTGTTGCGTTATAAAGTGTTGATCTATATATATCAGACTTTAAAATCATTTGATTTAATCCTGGTTGTTTTGATGCATTTGTACTTAGTTCATTTTGAATGTCCATACATGTTGGATACAATTTGTCAACTACTTGCCCATTTACTTGTAATTCAATCGGTCCATCAAAAATACCGTATCCAATAGTATCTGTCCAACAAGCATATGTCCCGCCATTTGGAGTTAGCACAGGTAATGTCATATTTAGATACAATTTACTTAAAAGATGACCCTTGAATGGTATAATAACAGTGCTAGTTCCTCCAAATGAAACTGGATTATCTAAATTAATTTCTATAATTTCAGTAGCAAAATTAACATATTTGTAATATGTATATTTAAATACATTTATTTGAGGATCTTTTGTAAGATAAACATCTTGTATTCCGAGTGCTTGAAGTTGAAGTATACCTCCTGCCATTAAAGTAAACGTTTAAAAAAAAAAAATGTTTTAAACCAATTAATTAATTTAAAAATAACAACAAAAAAACATGAAATTAATTAGTTTTTTTTGTTTGTGTATTTTAAAACATGGAACAGATGGAACATAAACCAAATTATCACTGGGGGCATTTTTTATGGGCGTTTATACATACTATATGTATTGTAGATCATATGTACGAATTACAAACAATTAAATTAAAATTAGAAAATTTAATAAATACTATACCATGTGAAAAATGCAAGTTAGATTATTCTAATGAAATTAATTCAACTGAATTTAAAATGTTAGATTTGACCAATGATTCATTAATATTATTTAAATGGTCAGTTGAATTTCATAATAAAATTAATACAAAATTAGGTAAAGAAATAATTCCTTTAGAAGAAGCTATTCAGATCTGGACAAATACACACGTATAATTGTTTTATTTTTTTTATTCATATTGATTAAACTATGAATAAATTTTTAATGAGTAGTATTCTAGGTTCTGATTTTATAAATTATAGAAAATATACAGGGTTTTCAGAAAGATCTAGTTTTGTAAGATCTGCTAAATCTGTAGGTCTTCCTATTATAATTGACTCAGTTGATAGTTCAATTAGTAAGTTATTAAGTGGTACACACAAAAGATTTGATTATGGTAAGCAATATATAATAAGTGAAGATACAACTGTAACTGTGTTTTTAGATCAAATAATAGAAGATTTAAAAACAAATATTAAAAATTTAAATGGAGACACCACTCTGACTACTCAATTTAAATACAAATTAGGTTTAGAAGATGGCACATTAATGGATCCGTCCATTACACTTGATTATATTTATAGAAAACACAAGTATTCTGATGATATACTTTATATGTTGCTAACAAAAGAATTAACAATGTATGGATATATTATGAGCTTATTCAAGTATATTTTTGGAAAATAAATTATTTTTTAAATAGAGAATTGTCTCTAGTAATAGCCTCATCTTCAATTGAAGATAACTCTGTATTTATAGATGAATTGGTACTATTACGATTACTTATATCAGGAAATTTAAATGATGATATATCGCTAGATCGTCTTCTGTTACTAAATCTTCTTCCTGAGTTACTTGGTCTTCTACTTGTATCAGATTGTCTTCTACTTGTTATATCAGATTGTCTTCTACTTGTTATATCAGATTGTCTTCTACTCATAAGACCAGACAAAGATTGTTGAGATCCAAATATTTCTTGTGATTGTTGTATTTGTGGTAGGTGTATTTGTGGTAGGTGTATTTGTGGTAAATGTATTTGTGATTGTGATGGTAGGTGTATTTGTGGTAGTTGTATTTGTGGTAATGTGCTAAGAGGTTCATCTATATTTGATAATTTATCTCTGAATACTTTTATAAATGTAGGATAGCCTGTAAAGTTATGTGTTTTAATTTGATTTTTAATAATATAAATTATAAGATTATATATTTCTGTATCAGATGGAGATACATTAATACGAGGATGATAAAAATGTTTTAATGCATCATTTATTCTAATTAAATATTTTTCTTTCTGTGAATGTAAAAAAAATGCAGCATTTTCTATTATAGAACATGCATAATCATTATTAGATAGTTGTATTTTAGATGTAGTACACATTTGCAAATTTATAACAGTATGCATAAACGCGCCCTTTGAAAAATATGTTTCAATACCATAATAATTAGCTAAACTTATATAATCTGTTTCTGCTATAAATTTATTTACTTTATTATATTTATTTTTTATTTCTTCTTCATTTAAAATTACCTTTTCATAATTTAATCCTCGTGATTTATTATCTAAATAATTTATCATGCTTGTAGAGTAATTAACTAGTTTATTTACAGTGTCATCTTTATATGATTTTAAATTATCTACACTATCTGGAATATCTTTAATTAATTTGCATATAGCCCACATAAATTGAGAGTAATAACATGAGTTGTTATCTTTTATATAATTAAAGCGATATGGAGTACATGAATCATAATACTCGTATATATTATGTAATTCACCTGGATTTGTAAATAGTATAAACCCTCGTCCATAAATATTTGTATCAAAAACTTCAGAAGATTTATATTTAAAATATTTTATAAAAATATTATTGAATTTTTTTAGTATTTTTGCAGTCATTATACTATCATTTGTATAAACTGTAATATCATAATCTGATGTTACTCTAGTTGATCCTACACTAAATACATGCAATTCTGGTAAAGTATCTGTATCAAATATATTAAATATACTTGTTTTTTTCATTTTTTCTAATAATACATGCATTATACTAAGATTTAATATTAAATCAACTATCACTTTTCTAAATAACCACATATATGATATATATTCACTATCATGATTTGTATCGTACATATTTTTTATAGAGTCCCATCTAAATGGTTCATTTGTATTCAAGTACATCTCATTTGTATTTTTTAATTTAATAAATTTTAATTTCTTCATTAATCGTATTATATCAGTAATTGATTTTTCATAATTATTAATACTTTCATTATATTTTTCTATAGTATTATGAATTGTTATTTTAATTTCATTACAAACAATATTTGTGTCTGTATTTGTATATGTATTTGTATTTGATGGATTTTTAAAAACTTCTTTTTTAGTAATTATATCAATTGGATTACATTGTTCCTTGCATACGCAATTACTAAATACATAGTCAACAAAACTTTGTTTCAAGTTATTTTTATCTAAAATAAACTGTTTCATTTAATCTTAGTATATGTAAATATAATATTTTTTTAATTAATGAATTAATTAAAATAAATCAAAGTAATTTTTACTAAAATTAAAGATTTCTGGAAACGAGTAGGAGATAATTGGATAATAATATTAGTAATGATGATGATATCAACTATAATAATTAAAACACTCTTGATAGATAATCCATAATATTTAACATTTGCATTCTTTGATAGCTCTCTTAGATCTATGTTAAGAGACAAAAAGTAACTTTACAAATTTTAAAATCAACCCCTTATTTACTTATTGTAAATGCAAACCTTCTCATAATATATTTTTCCATCCGTTTCTTCTGAGAAAAAGTCAATAATTTAAATTTATTCAAAGACACATGTTCAGTTTTATCTATCCTACTTATATTTTTTTCTTGTTGGCACAATATTTTTTTGTAAATACAGAAGCAAGTGATCAATCTTGTTCAATATTTCTCTTGGTTTAGGCAATTGCTTTAGCTTTATATAGAGCAACATCATCTAAACCACCATCAGGGTTATTTATAAGGGTATAATTTTTTTTATCAACTTTTAATTTATGTGAAAATATTAACTCAGATTCACCCATAACATGACCAAATCTATATCCAAAAATACTATCAAGATCTAATATTTTTGATCCTTTTGGTATTTGTATTTCCAATAAACAACAATTTTTTATAGGTAATTCATAATCACTTACTCTTTCTGTAAATTTACGAGCTATCGTTATAAAATAACTTACTGATGTATAATAACTCCAATCCTGCATTTCATTTATTGTTCTCATTTGTAATCCTCTATAAGTATATAACTCAATAGGTGTGGCTGGGGATTTTTTTAATATATTATCTATAATATTTCGTACTTCAATTACCGAATATTTTTTATTATTTATCATTATGTCAGCGTTTTTATCATGATTAATTTCAATAAAGTCAGAACCTGTATATTCACGTAAACATTCTAATTCCAAAGGTGATAATGTTTTACCGAATATTATTTGTGATTCGATATACTTATTATATAAATTACTAGTTTCATTTGTAGTTAAATTATATCTTTCTTTTATTTTACCATTAATATTCTCATACTTTAATTTTTGTATATTATTTTCTATTTTTTTAACAGATTGTTTTTTAGTAGGTTTTTTAGTAGGTTTAGTAGAAGAACGTTTAACAGAACGTTTAACAGAACGTTTAACAGAATGTTTTTTAGTAGATTTTTTAGTAGGTTTTTTAGTAGGTTTAGTAGAAGAACGTTTAACAGAACGTTTAACAGAACGTTTTTTAGTAGATTTTTTAGTAGGTTTTTTAGTAGATTTTTTAGTAGGTTTTTTAGTAGATTTTTTAGTAGGTTTTTTAGTAGGTTTAGTAGAAGAACGTTTAACAGAACGTTTTTTAGTAGATTTTTTAGTAGGTTTTTTAGTAGGTTTAGTAGAAGAACGTTTAACAGATTGTTTTTTAACCTTTTTTTCCATTATATATAATCAATAAATTAAAATTTTCTTAAATAAATCTCAATTCTTAAATAAATTCATCTATAAAATTATATACATTATTTAAATCTAAATTTTTATTTTCAAATGGATATCTTATTTTTCGTGCAAAATTAACAACAATTTTAAAAAAGGTAATATTTAAATTAAATCAAAGTAATTTAAAGTTAAAAAAATATTAAATACAACTGGCAAAGTACTAAATGAGTTCAATGTTCTTAAAACGTATAAATAAAGAAATACAACTTTATAAAAAAGATAATTTTTCATTTCCTAATTTAATCATTCAACCAAGTGATGATCTTCATATATGGTATTTTATTATACATGGACTTGTAGATACTGATTACACTGGAGGTATATTTTTAGGAAAAGTATTATTGCCAGAAAAATACCCCCTTTCACCTCCTGATTTTATTTTTATAACTGAAAATGGCCGATTTAATACAGATGTTAAAATTTGTACATCATTTACTGGATTTCATAAAGACCTATATTCACCTTCGTGGAATATACTATCAATGTTAACTGGTTTAGTATCATTTATAACAGACTCGCAAGATACAGTTGAATCACAAGGCTTGGGTGGAATAAAAACTTCAAAAGAAGAAAAAGAAAAAATTTGTAAAAAATCATTTGATATTGTACAAAAACATGAAATATTTAAATCTTATTTTACAAGTTTCTTTAATGTAATTTAAATTTTGTATCAGTTAATCTTAAACCAAAATTAGGTAATGCTAATTTAGATTTGACTTCTTCATTTACAAATGACATGTCATGAAATACATGTTTTATTTTTTTAACTGGGTTTTGCCGCGGTTTAGACCAATCAAATACAAATGGATTATCCCCATACCCTTTATATTTAGTCATTTCATCAAAAGAATGGACAAGTGATGGAGGAGGTAGTAAAAAAGAATCAATACAATGTGATTCAACAAGTGGTTCAACAAGTGGTTCAATAAGTGGTTCAAGTAACTGTTGGTATGGCATATCAGGGAATGGATCACTTGCAGGAGGATAAGTCCAAGCGTAATTCATCCATTCTTGATTAGTATAAAATAGTTTTGGTGAACAATCTGTAGTTTCTACAGTTTCAGTCTCTACAGTTTCAGTCTCTACAGTTTCAGTCTCTACAGTTTCAGTCTGAGTAGATTTCATTTCAGTTTCAATTTCAACAGTGTCGTTCCATAATTGTGATAATGTAGTATCTATTTTTAATAATGAAAGTGAGTATATATTTAAAACTTTATCTGCAACCGTATTAAATAAATATCCTTTTTTAACTACTTTTACTTTAGTAGAAAGAGTGTAAGTAAACTCTTCTGTAGTTGTTACATCAAAATCACCCAGAACAGCTACTAATGAATTAAAATGTTCTTGATAATTTTCTTTAGTTGTAATTTTATTTACAATAGTAAAAGTGCCAGTTTCAAATGAATACAGCTTTATAACGTATTCTTCTGGGGCATACATTGGGCTTGGATTTTCAATTACTTCAATGTCAGATCTCATTTATAACTTATACCTTTAAAAAAAATAAATATTTTAAACAAATTAATTAATATAATTAAAAAATGAAACAAAATTTTTATTTAAAGAAATTAACATTATGTCATTTAAAAATTTTATTAAAGACTTTAAAGCAGAAACTAATTTGACTCATTTATCATTCCCAGCAGCCGGATATACTGGAGGTAAATATCATGTACCTGATGCAAAACTTGAAGAATTTTACAAAAAGTATTTTGAGTGTATTAGTAAAGGTGAATCAGTGTATTTAGTTGAAAAAGTAACAGACTCTAATTTTTCATTCTTTTTAGATATTGATACTAAAGAAAATGTAGACATCAAAGGTCTTTTAACTGTAACTAAAAAAATTATTTTAGAAAATGTAGATGAAAAATACTCTAACGAAATTAATCAAAATATTTTTATTAGCAAACGTAATGAAAAATATCATATTAACTTTCCTAAATTTATTGTAAATAGCAGTGTAGCACAATTTATTGCAAAAAATATTATTAATTGTACTGAAATTCCAAAAGAATTACGAAATGCAATCGATACGTCTGTTTATAGAACTGGTCTTAGATTAATCGGATCAAAAAAGGCAGAGGCCGATTGTGAAAAAGAAAAAATGTTACATAGTGACCGTAGTTTAGTTTATCAAATTTATGATTTAGAAAATGATACGTATACTACAAATTCAGATTACAATACATTCAAAAATTATATAATTAGACAACAAAGTACAGTTGATATTACTCCACTAACTACTTCAATTCCCAAGAAAATTACAATTAAAAAAATTACCTCAGGTACACCCGCGTCTGACAATGTTGGAACAAAGTTATCTGAAATTGAATGTGAAATCAAGTGTATGTTAAATGAAATGAAAATGAGTGAATTTGTAGATTTAGATTGTATTACTAAAATTATTCCAAAACAAAATTCATTTGGTACATTTTGTTATTATATTTCTTTCGGCGGTGATTCTAAAAGAGTTTGTCCATTTGAAGAAAGAGAACACTCTCGTAAAACAAATCCTATTTATATTGAACTGACAATTAATGGAGCAAGTATTAGATGCTATGATTCTGATTGTATTAATAAAAAGTATCCAAACTCACCTATTGAATTACCAAAAAAAATTGAATTAAAATATCCAAAATTATATATTAACATGGCGTCAAAATACGAATCAAATTCTAAAATTATTATCACTTCTGAAATTAGAAAAGCTTTAGAAGAATCGCTTTCTCAAAGTCATTATAAAATTGCAAAAGTTGCATATATGATATTTAAAGATAAATTCCGTATTGATGATATTAAAAATCCAGATTGGTATGAATTTAATGGTAATAAATGGAAAAAAAGTCATCTTATGAATATTCTTATTTCAGAAGAACTTCAAAAATACTATCGAGCTATTAAAACTGTACAAGCAAAAGACAATCAAGACTCTGAAGCAAATGAGTCAGGTGATGTTATGAGAAATTCTATGATTGAATCAATTGTTGTAAAATTAGAAAATGTATCATTTAAGAAAAATATTCTAACAGAAATGCATTATCTATTTAAAAATTGCGAACCAAACTTTATATCTAAACTAGACTGTAATCCTTATTTAATTGGATTTGAAGATGGAGTATACGACTTGGCCGCAAATGAATTTAGAAAAGGTAAATCAGAAGATTATATTACATTTTCTACTGGATACGACTACATTCCATACGATTCCAATTGCAAAGAAGTATCTGACATTAATAGTTTCTTGTCAAAAATTATTCCAAACAAAAAAGTTATGGAGTATCTACTCAAAGTTCTTGGTCGAAGTCTCTTAGGTATTGCTGATGAACAATTTTATATTTGGACTGGTCTTAGTGGTGCAAATGGTAAATCTACTCTTATTAATTTCTTGGAATATACTCTTGGTGATTATACAACTGGTGTTGATGTAGGTTTACTTACGAATAAAAGAGCGTTAAGTTCATCAGCAAGTCCTGATATTATTAGACTTAAGGGAAAGCGTATTGTAAGTTTTGCAGAACCAGAATATGGTGATACACTTAAAACTGGTATTCTAAAAGCATTTTCTGGTGGTGATTCTATTATTGCTAGAGAATTATACAAAGCGCCAATTTCATTCAAGCTTCAAGCCAGTATGATCATGTGCTGTAATGATCTTCCAGCATTGTCTTCAATTGATGGTGGTACTTTACGTCGTATTCGTATTATTGATTTTACATCACGATTCTGTGATAATCCTAAAAAGAAGAATGAGTTTATGATTGATCCAAATATCAAAACTAATATTCAGATGTGGCGTCCTTATTTTATGAGTATGCTAATTCATTATTACTCTGTATATAATGACGAAATTAAGAAAAATGGTAGAATTGAAGAACCTGAACAAGTCAAAATTGCAACTAATAAATACAAAGCTGACAACGACAAGTTCAATGATTTCTTTGAAGAATGTATTGAAGAAAGTGATTCAATTTGTACTATCAAGACAATTTACAATAATTTTGTAGATTGGTGGACTAGTAATACTCTAAATAAAAAAGTACCAGATATCAAGGAACTAATTCGTGCAATGAAGATTAAATATGGCGAAGAAGATTTTAATAAACACAAGGGATTTAATGTAATTGTTAAAAGTACCGAAAGTAATAGGAATTGTAGTGACGACTTCTAGAAATTAATCAAATAACTACAGTAAATTATATAAATTATTTTTTTTATTGATTAATTATAAGTATGCTTGATTTAGATAAAAGTATTAATTATATAAATACATTACATCCTACCGTTTATAATAGTATAATTAAATATACTACAGATTATTATAAAACATTAAATAATAGTCTTGAAGAAATTAATACAGAAACAGATTTAGAAGACGTACTTCCATTAAGTATGGTTTATGATGTACGCAATATAGACGCTGCATTCGATTCTGCGCCTCCATTAACAAAAGATCTTGTAGTTTATAGAGGATTACATTTTCATATTTCAGAAAATCCTATTAAAAACAAAATAATTATGGGAAATGCATACAAAGGACGTTATCAAGGATATTTATCTACATCTCTTAATAAAGAAATAGCCTATGATTTTGCAAAAAGAGAAGATCAAGATTGTATTATAATGAAAATTCATATTAAAAAAGGTACTCGCGTTTTATTTTTACATGTACATAGTGTAACAAGATCTGAATATGAAGTTTTACTTCCTAGAAACTCTGTACTTGAAATTTATTCTATTAAAAAAGACATAGAAGACGATTTATGTACCTATATAAAAACAAAACTAAACTAACTTGTCATTTAACGTCTATGTTAGAGATAGCCATTATTTTTTTTTTTTTAAATTTTAGATAAAGTAAAATTTTTAGTATATGAAGTTATAGTAGCTGTTGTAGTACCATGTTGCGAATACAATCCATGTTTAATATATGAATCTCCTCCACCAGATGTATTACCCTTTGTTTCACCTACTAATACATTATTTTTATAAAGTCTAACATATCCATTACTTGCTGCTAATAAAAATTCTAATCTCCAATTTGTCCATACGTTAACTTCACTTGCAGGGGTTCCTGCTAATGGCATATCTAGATTCCCATTTCCACCCATTGTTACTAATAATTGATATTTGTTTACATATCTAACCATAATATTAGGACCACCTGAACCAAATATCTGTAAGAAACAGAATCCAAAATCAATTGGATAATTTTCTAACATTTGATCAAATGACAATATATATTTTACATTATCTAAAATGACATCAGTTCCTCTTAATTCAGTTCTTGGTAAAGTTGGAGATGTTGAATTAAATGGTTTATCTGTAGGATAAAGACTTATTTTTAATCCTTTTGGATCGATACTAAAATATTTAGGATTAGGATTACTTCTTGAAAATCCCACTTGTTGATCAAAACTCCATTGATAATTAAAATTTGAAGATGGTAGTTTAGTCATTGGTAAATTAATTATATTTCCAGTTGGTGTTGGAGTTGGAGTTGGTGTTGGTGTAGGTGTTGGAGTTGGTGTTGATGTAGGATTTATAGTAAATGTATCTCCATAACAAGTTACCGAGAATGGACATTTAAGAGTAGGGTTTGAAGAAAGTAAATTTTGATATACTTTGATTCTATCAACTGATTCAGCCCATGTTTTATCTTGCGCTAATAGATTATATCTAGCTTGTAAAAATTTAGTTAACCACGCAGTTTCATTATTATTTACACTTCCTGTGTTTTTTATTAACGCAAGAGCACCATCTTCTCCTTGATTTAGATAACAATCATATAATTGTCCTTTTGATAATGGTGTACTTAATCCTAATTCTTTTATTTTATTTTGGGATGGAATTACATATAATTTATTAGCAATATTTAAATTAGCTTGAATCCATTCCTTTGATTTTCCAACTTTACCAACATATTTTATAAAGTTACCAAGACCAGTTACATCTGGATTCATATCCTTACCCTTTGCATCTATAACTAACATCGCCTTTAAATATCCTTCAAGCTCTTGATCAATTTTTGGAGATATTAATTTTTTATATTCTGTAAGCATTTGTGATCCATCACCAGTTCCTGAGCAAAATCCAACAAACCCAAATGTTATACCTCTACCATCATTAATATTTTCAGCATAATTAAATGCTAAATCAGTCTTTGAATTCTCAAAAATACTTGTTAATTGTAATAACACTTGAATCTGAATATCTGTCATACCAGTAAAACTTAAACTTTTATAAGAGCCTACAATTGGTGATGGAGTTGGCGTTGGCGTTGGTGTTGGCGTTGGTGTTGGTGTTGGTGTAGGTGTAGGATTTATAGTAAATGTATCTCCATAACAAGTTACTGGGAATGGACATTTAAGAGTAGGATTTGAAGAAAGTAAATTTTGATATACCTTGATTCTATCAACTGATTCAGCCCATGTTTTATCTTGAGCTAATAGATTATATCTAGCTTGTAAAAATTTAGTTAACCACGCAGTTTCATTATTATTTACACTTCCTGCGTTTTTTATTAATGCAAGAGCGCCATCTTCTCCTTGATTAAGATAACAATCATATAATTGTCCTTTTGATAATGGTGTAACTAAACCAAGCTCTTTTGCTTTTTTCTGTGATGGTATAACATATAATTTATTAGCTATATTTAAATTAGCTTGTATCCATTCAGGTTTTTTACCATTACCTTTTACATAATTAATAAATCCATCTAGACCAACTAGACTAGGATTCATATCTTTTCCTTGGGCATCAATAGCTTTCATTGCTGCTAAATATTTTTTAGTAACTGAATCTCTACCATTAATTAATCTATCAAATTCAGCTAACATTTGTGATCCATCACCAGTACCAGAACAAAATCCTACGAATCCAAAAGTAATACCACGCCCATCTTTAATATCTTCTGCATAATCAAATGCTAATGTGGTACTAGAATTTTCAAAAATACTTGTTAATTGAAGAATTACTTGAATTTGAATATCCGTCATACCAGTAAAACTTAGACTACTATAAGAGCCAGTACTTGGAGTTACGACTGGAGTTGGAGTTGGAGTTGGGGTTGGAGTAGGCGTTACGACTGGAGTTGGAGTGGGAGTTGGAGTGGGAGTTGGAGTAGGCGTAGGTGTAGGCGTTGGAGTTGGAGTTGGATATTGTTTAGAAAATTGTTTAAATATATTAACAAAAGCAAAGGCTGATTGCACAACGCCTGAATTCATATCAGAAGCACTTGATCCTTTTGTTGTTAATGCTACATCACGATTTTGAGACCACATAGCAAGAAGGCCCATGTAATTTGTTTGTTGAGCAAATGTAAGTAATTCTTGAGCATTTTGTAAAGTAAATGTTTCTGGTGCAGTATCATTAACTCCAATCATAGGACAGCATCCAATTTTAACATTGGGATAACCATTTGCAAGTAACTGAGCTTTAGTACTTTTTGCAGCTGAAATAGCAGCTTGTCCCATTTGTTTATTACCCTGGCCGTAATCCATGGTCATTAAATTACAAAGATCAAATTCTAAATTATTTTGTCTAGCAGATTTTATAACATTCATTCCGTTAAAGTCTAATCCATCTGGCATAACAGGTAAAGTGTAATGAATTTTAATATTAGGGTTGGTTTTCTTTAATATAACAAGTGCTTTATTTCTACGATCAATTGATGCAAGATCTGCAGTTGCGGCTCCTTCAATATCAAAATCTAAATATTTTATATTGTAGATATCAATAACTTTTTGATAAGCTGCTACTAATTTATTGACATCAGTTATAGTTTGAGCTAATTCTTGACCAGCTGCACCTCCAAATGAAATTATAACATCGCCACCTAAAGCTCTTAGTTCGGTTATTTTATCTAAGAACCAAGGAGGGTTAGTAGAACTTAGCGGATAGTATCCACCCCATGATGGATCATTACCAACACCTGATACAATAAACGCTAATGTATACATTAAATTTCCAGTAGCTTTAGCACATCCAACCATATCAAATGGAGGCCATAATGTTGTATCAACGTAAGGCGCCACTAAAGTACCTGCTGGAGTTGGAGCTGGAGTTGGAGCTGGAGTTGGAGTCGGTGTTGGTACTGGTGTAACTGGAGTTGGAGTTGGTACAGGTGTAGGCGTTGGAGTTGGAGTAAATGATGGTTTACCATGAGTAAGATTGTCTCTTAATGTGGACATTAAACTTCTAGGATTATTTTCTGGCATATCAGATGAAGAGTCCCATATTATAATTCCTGCAAGATTTTTTTCATATACAATTTTACATTTTTCAATAACAGAATCTTTATTATCATAACTATTAAATACTTTACGTACTGGATCATAACTATAAGCAGCTTTAGCTTCATCATCAAAATATTCAGTAGCACCTGGTAATGGTAGTTTTTTATAATCAACACTACCCGCTTCCCATGTTTTATCTGGCGATCCTCCTTTTGCTGGTTTACCTAGACCATCTGTATTACCAAATCCTCTACTATAAAATGCAGCTCCAATAAATATTTTTGTAGAAGGTACACCACGAGAAATATAATAATCAGCTGCTTCTTCACAACTAAAAACGCCATAACTAGATTTTCTTGGATTTGTATGATGAGCAGCAGTTGTTTCGCTCCACGCCCCATCGTGAAAGTCATATGTCATAATATGCAATTCATCCAGCAATTGATGCATTTTTTCAATTGGAATTTTTGCTTTATTTGGATCAGCAGTTAAACAAATACCAATTTTACCAGAGTACACTGATCTAAGTTGTTGTAAAAGTAATTGTAAATTATCAGCATCTGATTTATTAGCAATATTACCATCATTACCGTGATTTACTCCGTCATCAGATGGATATTCCCAATCGATTGATATACCACTAAATATTGGATATTTATTAAATGTTGAAAGTATACTATTTACTAAATTAGTTCTATTAGCATAACTTGATACAGCTTGTGAAAAATTCTTACTCCATGTCCAGCCACCAATTGAAAGAGTTATATTAAGTTTTCTACCAGAATCTAATAATTTTTTAAATTGACCAAAGTTTCCAAAAAGATTTGTAGCTGGATCATTCCATGTGTCTAATGGTAATACGCCTGTAGAGTCTGTGTATCTTTTATCCGTATCACCCCATGCATCGCCTGTAAATATCGTTCCATCTGGATTTATATTCCAAAAAGCATAGGCTATATCAGTTACATGACTGGGTATATCTTTAACTTGATAATTTCTATCATAACAAGCCCAGCCTGTATGATAATAAATAGCGCGTTTTCCTGTAGGAGTACTAAAAAATTGTGGCATTTTGTTTTATAATTAATGATAATATAAAAAAAAAAATACAAATACGAATATAAACTTTAACAAATCTTTTAATTTGTAATTTGATATCCGATTACAAAAACTTCACTTCCATTTATTGAATTATTAGTATCTAAATTTACTATATTCACTGTAAATGACACATCTTGGGTAAATCCAGAAATGTAAATATATGGTAACCCTGTAATTCCCTGATATCTAAATGACAATTGTATTTGTTTAGAATTTACATTTGTATTTAATACATTAAATGAGATTGATGTACTAGCAGCCAATAATGCTGTAGTATCTAGTATAATATCTCCTATATATGAATTATTTGTTTGTACATCAGTATTAAAAGTTCCTGTTATAGACTGTACGACTGAGTCATACATAGAATGAACTAATTTATTTGTAGAAATTATAATTGAATTAGCTGTATTATTTATGGTAATGCTGTTAACACCATTTACAAGTTTAGAATGTACTGAATTTAATTGTAAAAATGAACCTGTAGTACCGTTAATAGTATCTCCATTCATATATAAATTCCCGGCTGTTAAATTTATTGTACTTAAATTTGATACATTTGTATTCCCAACTGTTAAATTTGGTACATTTATATTCTCAGCTGTTAAATTTGATACATTTATATTACCAGCTGTTAAATTTGATACATTTGTATTCCCGGTAGATAAACTAGTTGAATTTATTTTTCCTCCTATAAATACATTTTTACCAATCGCTATACCACCAGCAATAGTCAATGCGCCACCTGATGTAGTACTTGTTGCGTCAAATGTATTTTGTATTGATACACCGCCAAATGATACTAGCGCTCCGTTTGCCAAATTATCAGATGGATCTGATGCAGTAAGAGTTAAATATGCATATGTATTAGTAGCCTGCGATGCATTCGCATAACTAATATTACCCCCTACAATAAGATTTCCAGCTATACTAGCACCGCCTGCAACTGTCAATGCACCTCCGTTACTTACATTAACCGCATTTGTAAAACAATTAATAGACAATCCGCCAAAAGATACTAGTCCACCGGATGATGAATTTGTACTACTCAATATACTATTTAATATAAGATTACTTGAAGTAATATTCTGACCAATAAAATTTGCAGAAGAAATTGCAGATGCATTAATTTGATTTGTTACATTTAAATTTCCAGTGATATAAGTATTACTTAGTGTAAAATTAGTATATGGTGCCATAAAATTACCACTACTTAAACTAACAGAACTACCACTAAAAAGCATTTCTATAGATCCTCCTGCACCACCATGTATATTAGTCTCACCATTTGATAAAGTTATATATTGATCAAATGAATCCAATACTAAAGCACCACTAGCACCATTTAAAAATTGTAAACTAGTATTACCATCAGTAGTAGAAATAAAACTTGCCAAATTGGTTTTAGAATACATTAGATCTGCAAAATTTAAAGTACTTCCAGTAGTATCTTGAAAAAAACTTAAATATCCTTGTGTATCTCCTGTATTGAGGTATGTAATAGTTGAGCCTCCTGTAGTACTTATTATATTTAACGGAGTTCCATTTATTATAATATTTCCTTGAGTAGCAGTCAAAATGTAATCATTAAGTACAACAGAATTATGGACTGTTATTATACCAATATCATCAGTGCATAATCTTGAAACAGACATATATGTTATATCAATAAATTAATTTAATGAAATGTAAAGTGAATTTAAAGTGAATTTAAAATAATTACATAGAATTACATAAAATTACATGAATCCATTATTAGAACAAATAACAACATTTAAAGAACTATTTTATAATAATAAAATACAAATTTTTAATGAAAAAGAAATTAAAAGACTATTTAAATATATTAAAAAATTAAAAATAATATTACAATCAAAAAATAACTCTAACATGGTTAATAAGCTATTATCTAAATATTATTTATATAAAATTAATAAATTATTATTAAAAAATAATTTACAACATTACAAATTCGGTTAGTGTGTTACGTTAAGAATATATCTTGTATTTTTAGTATCTATACAATAATCCTCTAATTTTCGTAAACTATTAACAACTACCCCATTATATATTACGTTAAAGTCTGTATTTGGTAAATTAAATCTTTCTTGTATACTAATTTTAATCATTTGAAATGTATCTTCTTTACAGACTAATAATGTAAATATATCTTGTCCGCTATTTGTAGCGTAATTTATAACAACTTGTATGTTGTGATTGCACGTATCAATGTATATAGGTGGTTTAATTCTTGGTCTTTTACAATTACCGGGTACGCGAGAATATTTTGAACAATATGTCATTTAATATAACTGAATAAAATAATAATAATTTATTTTGTTTATATTTACAGATTTTAAATATTACGAACTGTAATTTTATATCTGTAATTGTCTACATTAACAAATGTAGAAAATTCGCGTACCCCTGGAACATTTATAAATATAGTTTGTATTTCACTTATAGTTGATTCTACTACAGCTTGACGTGTACCTGAATCTAATAATGTACAATTATCGTACACTACTTGATCAAAACTTCCAGATGTAAATATAAATTCGTAATCAAAATCTAATGAGCTCATATATATATAAACATCTTTAAAAAAAATTTAATTTAATTACGTACTTTTAATTTAGTCCTAAAAATTTTTTAGCTTTATCGTATCCTGTATTCACAAAAAGATCTTTTGTACATTGATCTATATTAAAATTAACTGGACTAACTTTTTTAGGTAATTCAATTACTATAGTTCTATCAAAAAAATTATCTTGATCACCTGTCAATGGATTAGTAAAATTGTCTTGTCTAATTTTTGATAACATTGTTTCTATAAAAACATTTATATAATCTGTTAAATTTTTTATAATATTAAATCCATTGTAAAATTTATAAAAATCATTTTGGTATCCCTTTTGTATTAACATTATACCTATAATATTACTATTAGTATTACTACCTTGTCGCGTAACGTCGTCACTAATACAATTACATAATTTTAAATTTTCATAAAATTTTATTTGGATTGGCGCTAATTCTTGAAATGTACTTTTATATTTTTTTTCAGCTTCACATACTATATAATAATAATATGGAAAGTTAGATAAAACACCACCGTCACCAAAAACGTGATCTATTCCGTCCAAGTTATGTGTAATACTTGTAAAATACAAAGGAATACTCATTGAAATTCTTATAGCATCAATTACTTTAAAATTAGGATATGTATAATGATTAAAATATATAGTATCTTGTATAGTAAAACTAGTTCCTGTTATTGTTAATGTTTTACCTGTTCTATTTGCTAATTCAATAAATGTAATATCAGATGGAATACCCTTTGATACAAAGAGTGTACTTATATACTTTATAAATTTTTTTGGATTGTATAATCCAAAATGTCTAAATAAATTATAGGGAATTAATAAATCATCTATAAAATTTTTAATTATTCTATTATTTTGTTTAAATAATGTATTTTGAATTTCTGTAGTAGTATATCCTATACATAATAACACACATAATATAGATCCTGCACTTGTACCGGCATATTTAGTAATATTTTTAAGAATATCCCTTTCTTCTAATAATTTTAATGCCCCACCTGTTGCTATACAATTTACACCACCTCCTTCTAATATTAAAGTATCTACTACAGTTGTAATTGTAATTGGTAGTATCATTTATAATTACTAAATAAAAAATAAATTCTTTTTTTGTTTACATACTTTAATATGGATTTAATTTCTGACATAGAATCAATCAACTCTGATGATTTAAGAGAAAGTATAAGAGGTTTAGAAAAAGGCTCCACCAAAAATAGCCTTTTAGAAAAAGGCTTCCCCAAAAACGACAATGACATTGAAACCGACAATGACCAAAATAATGACAATGACAATGTTGTTAGCGGACAAGGTACTCATGTCACAGTAAGAGGTTGGAGCAAAATGAGTAAGCAATGGGAAAAAGCTTTATTGAGTGATTCTTTTGTTTTTAAAGATGTTAAAGGTGATGGTAATTGTCAATTTAGAGCTATTGAATTAGCATTTAAAATTAATGGAAAAAAATATGCACATAGAGAATTACGTAAAATGTTATCAAATTACATATTATCTCCAAAATTTTCAAATGAACAATTTAAAAGTACATTAAACTCGTATCAATTAGAACAAGAAAATGGCGATTTTGAAGGTAATTGGGATCCTAGTACAATTAAAACTAAAATTCAATTTGCTAAGCATATTAAAAAGGCTGGATTTCATTTTCAAGGCGACAACACAACATTAAGTATACTTTCAGCAATTTTAAAAGTAGATTTTATAATACTTAATAATAACAATTTTCAATTACTTCAATTAAGTAACAATCATCCAAATATTATAATATTATTATATACAGACTCGCATTATCAAGCAGTAGGATTAAAAATACCTAAATCTAAAGTTACTACAATTTTTAATAAAAATGAACTACCACGCGACTTGGCAAAGTTAATTGATAAAGAAATGTATTTAAAAGAACAAGTTGAAAAATGTTGGAACGCATCTCAAAATGAAGGATCTGATGGTCCTATTTGTAATTTTACTTTAAATGAAATATACAACTATCTACAATCTGAAGTTATAAATAGAAAATTATTACAAGATGAAAGGAAAATAGTTGCAAATTTATTAAAAAGTTACGTCAATCTTACAACAGGTCTTAAACGGAAAAAGAGTAAAATATTAAAAAAAATTTAATTAAATATTACCTTTTTTTAACAAAAATTAAAAATATTAGTATATTATAAACAATGGATAAATTATCAACTGAACACATTATATTATTAAGTATCATAGCTATATTATCATTATATATTATATACGGATGTCGAGGTAGAGTTATTGAAACAAAACAAAAAGAAACATTTGAAAGTACTTTAAATGTGAATACCAGTGCTAAATTATCATCTGCATCTAAACAATGTTCTGATGCATCTTTATCAAAAGATATTTTAACTTACGTTGTCAATGATATAAACAAACAAAACTTGCATTAAAAAATTAAAAAATGTATTTTATTAAAAATATAATAAAATACAAACAAATGTTAAAAGAAAATTTAAAACGAATTTTATATAAACAAAAAATAAATGACATTTCATTTATAGATTTACTTGATAAATTATCAGAAAGTACAATAGAATTAATTATAAAAGATTTACAAACAGAAGAAACAACTATCAAAGATATTTTATATATTTTTTGTGATGGAGGAACTAAAAACAATGGTAGTAAAAATGCTAAAGGAGGGTATTCAGTATTTTTTCCAGATGAATTGTATTCTATATTTAATGTAACTAAAATAATTAAAGAACCTACTAATAACATATGTGAATTACGAGCAATTAAAAATATATTCAAAACAATATCTGAAAATCCAGATTTATTTAAAGAAAAGAATGTAATTATTTGTACGGACAGTCAATACAGTATTAATTGTTTAACAAAATGGCACACCGGATGGAGTAAAAATGGATGGAAGACAGCAAAAGGTCAAGAAGTTAAGAATAAAGAATTATTACAACAAATATTAAAATACTCTGATGCCATTGGACAAGGTAATATTCAAATTACATTTAAGCACATTTATTCTCATCAAAAAGAACCATTCAATAAAAAATCATTAGATTATTTTATGTGGAATGGAAATAGAATTGTTGATGAAAATATTAATAAAGCATTACTTTTAACAATTTAGAGTACTTCTGCATGATCAGATCCACATCCAGATCCTTTTTGAGATTTACGTCCAGATTTACGGGCAGAACGTTTATGAGATTTACGTCCAGATTTACGGGCAGAACGTTTGTGAGATTTGCGTCCGGATTTACGGGCAGAACGTTTATGAGATTTACGTCCAGATTTACGGGCAGAACGTTTGTGAGATTTGCGTCCAGATTTACGGGCAGAACGTTTATGAGATTTACGTCCAGATTTACGGGCAGAACGTTTATGAGATTTACGTCCAGATTTACGGGCAGAACGTTTGTGAGATTTACGTCCAGATTTACGGGCAGAACGTTTATGAGATTTACGTCCAGATTTACGGGCAGAACGTTTATGAGATTTACGTCCAGATTTACGGGCAGAACGTTTATGAGATTTACGAGCGGAACGTTTATGAGATTTACGAGCGGAACGTTTATGGGATTTATGTCCAGATTTACGCCCCTTACCTTTCATAGATTTTCTTTTAGTTGAACGTTTTTTAGATTTACGTCCAGATTTACGAGCGGAACGTTTATGGGATTTACGTCCAGATTTACGAGCGGAACGTTTATGGGATTTACGTCCAGATTTACGAGCGGAACGTTTATGGGATTTACG